GAATAGGGTGCTATAATAATGATGCACACTGATTAAAATTGGACAACACTAACCCGATGATTTATTAATTGTTGGGTTATTTTTATTGGTGAAGATATTGGGTTTGTATTATAATATAAATAGGCAATTGTAAATCTTGAAACAGTAACAACAATATGACTGAAGACGCTCTAAGAAAAACATGGGAACATATTGATTTAGTTGTCCGGTTACTAACCTCGGCACAGATTGAGTTGATGAAAAGAGCAGTCACCCATGATAGGAGTAAGTTATCATCCCCTGAGTGGGAAATGTTTGCAGAGATTACTCATAAATTAGAGGGGTTGACCTACGGTTCTGAGGAATATGAGAACCAACGAAAGGAAATGTTAAATAGTGCGCTAGGGCATCACTATGAAAACAATAGGCATCACCCTGAGTTTTTTGAGTCAAGAAAACCTAGCAATGTTATTAACAATCATATTCTTACAACCCAATGGGCTATAAAGAATGGCTGTATAATGCCTGATGATATTTTTGGGTATGAGCAGGTTGAAAATTATCTGATTCAAAAGCAAAATGAGCATCAAAGCTCAATAAATAACATGAACCTTTTTGACATACTTGAGATGTTGATTGATTGGTGTGCGGCGTGTAAACGTCATGCTGATGGAGATATAGAAAAAAGTATTGAAATAAATACCAAGCGATTCAATCTGTCTCCACAGTTGGTTAATATCATAAAAAACACAGTTCCATGTTTAGAGGATAAATTTAAAGATTTAAAAACACAGAAAGATATTTACTAACAATTTAAAGAGTTAATGTTGTATCACCCGCAAGAATCAAGATTTATTTAAGGTTGTTGGGGTGTTAAATAATCAGAGGGGAGAATTAGGAAAATTGAGAGGTGGGAGTTAAGGGATCTTATTTCCCGCACAACAAACCGCATCCAGTAAAAGCAAGTTCATTGTCGATTTCTATACCACCAAACAATTGACTGTTCATCCGGTTTTCAATATGCTTACAAACTTGTTTTACCCGCTTATCAATGATTTCGTCCTTGCGTTTTAATAAATCAGGTAAATTGTACTCCTTTAGCCATGTATAACCCTCTTTCCCGTGAGACTGTTCTAATTTAGTGGCATTCTCAAACAGGTCTGGGTGAACATCCTCTAACCAAATAAATTCATACTGCCGTTGGAAGAAACAGAAATAGCAATTTGATCGACTTCTCCCTGCAAACAAGAAATCAAATTCAATCTCGGAAATACAGTTTTTCCAGTCAAATAAAGGGCATCGTTTAGCCATCTCCTCACAGACTCGGTTATACAATGCCTGCCAGAAGAAAGTGGGAGGTTTTAACCCTTGAGAATTACAAATAGACAAAACCATAGGGAGTGTTATACCTAATTCTCTTAATGGGTATTTAGGAACAATATTACTATGGGGAATATAGCCTATTCTGGTCGGTTCATCGGCACGGAGTCCGTAATAGACTATTACGGACTCCTGTTTTTTAAATAGTTTTTCAAATGGCTTTATCTTGCCACTGGAAGTACAAAACCGCATCCGACGCGATGGAAGGATATTGTATTTTTTTATTATATCTTCAATACTTTCCCCAACTCGCTCAATCTCCCATCCCATCTTTAACTCAACTTTGTTGATCCATTCGTAGGTTTCTGGAAGTTCCGCCCCTACGTCATTAAATACATAGCGGTAGTCAAGATGTGGTGCATTGACCGACTGAACAATTGCCGTCGCCAATGAATCTTTTCCCGATATAGGGATAACATGAGACATTCCGTTTAACAGTAGTGGTATAATAGCCATAGTTGACCTGCGTTTTAGTGTTAGGTTGACTCAATCCCCAAGCATTTCCGGTGCTGTGGGGATACTTTTTTATTATAACAAATTATATCTATATTGAAAAGGAAAAGGAATATTTTGATATTGCTTGTGATCGCATCTCCCAGCCTAGGGAATATTCAGAAACAGAATTAGAAATTATAGAATTAAAACAACCGGAATTTAAACAATTAAGTTTATTGGATTTGATTTAAGGATTTGGACATCCCTAATAAATAGGATACAATTAATAAATCCCCTCGCGGTACGGAAATACCCAGGGGAGGTAACTATTAATTAGGAAATAGCCACATGAATAATATTATCAGAGCCGAGCGTGCAACTGTCAAGTTTTGTGAGGGTGTCGAAGTTGACGGGTATTTGTTGCCAGATGGTGAGTTTAGGGTTGGGAAGGTCGGAGCCGCGATCGCCGTGGGGTACGGAAAAGACTGGGTAGGACAACTCAAGGGAAAACCGCTAAAAGCCTTGCAGGATAAGGGGTTCACCGGGTCTGAAAAACCTGTGCAGCTAAACTCTATCAATGGCGGTGGGACTGAAGCAAAAACACTTAGTCTCCTTGACTTCAGAAAATTAATTGTTTTTGCAGCAAAGAAGGAAAGGCCTGAAGCCGAGGCGTTACTGGATGCCATTGTCGATGTGTCCCTTGAGGATTATTTTAGAATAGCGTTTGGACAGCAAACATTAACCCTAGAGGAAAAGCGCGACAAATTTTTCAAAGCCTATTCAGCGACCATTGACTGGCTCACAGAAGACCGATCTGACTGGGAACTGATAGCTGAACAGGAAAGGTTTTTATTGAGCCTAAATTAATCAAAAAAAGAACCCTCTAAATATTTAGAGGGTTAAAATTAGAAAAGTTTATTACAATCCTTGCATTTCATTCGTCGGCGACCGTGTTCGGTGTAGCCATACTTAACCAGCCTATAGCTACCACACAGGGGGCAACCGTCACCAACAATCAGGGCTTTTGCAAAAAAAGACAGCCTAACACCTCTGATGGGTTGGCAGAATTGCGGACTAGCGCACCGGGAGCTAGGCAATCCGTCCGATTTACTTTAACGGCGGCTGCTGCTACCAGTCCCGACACTATATAATAAGTGTCGGGGGACGCAGGGGGGAGTCCCTCAATCTCGCCATATTGAACGCTTTGGACTGGAATACCTAAAATGGGTTCGGATTCGGTGTTCCCCATCGCCACGCGGGGGATGATTCCCGATGGTGGCAGGGTGTGGAGGATCTCAACAGCCGAAGCGGTGAACTGTTTGGTTTTAGGATCTTGGACAACCCCTTGGTTGCTACAGATGACGATTTGATGGGGAGTGGCGTTGATGATTTTCATGATTTTCTCCTAATAAAATAATGTGTCAATGCGACTGCAAGCGCAGTCATAGGCTGTGGCTTCTGTGGGGTAATCGTAGCCACTTGAAAAGATGATTACCCCGTCTTGGTAGATAAACCAGGCGTACTTCCCTGATTTATCTTTAATCTCGACTTCGTAGCCGAAATAGTGGGTCATATTAGACAAGAGCGCGCTCCTTGTGTTGGCTGGCACAATCTTGAACTGTAGGACAGTAATCTGTCCAGTTGTAGCCTTCTAAATAGAAGGCAAAACCATCGGGTTGATCAGAATATTCCGATCCAAACCGTGCTTCGGCTTGGGCAATTTGCCCACCTTTACCCCATAGCTTCCAGACGGTCATACAATCCCTGGTGTTGTTGTCAACCGTTACCTCTAGGTTAGAGCAGTTAGTAAGTTTCAATAACTTACTAAGTTGCTCATTGATTTGATGTTTCTTCATTGCTTTAGCCTATGTAGTTAATAATCCCTTTCGGGAATGCGACCGCACGGAATCGAACCGTGCTAGGAGCTAACCTGAGATCGCTACTTTTAGTCTCTCCATGTCGGGAATTTAGCACCCCCAACAACCCCTGTTTTGGGGGTAACATGGGATAGCCTGTTGAACAGGTTGTGAAGCCCTCGAAACTTCACACTACCAGAGGCTTTTACCTCTGTCGCTGTAGTTTCCATAGCTTTTTGAAAAGCCGAAACTACAGCGGGTGACATCGGCGCAACCCAAACGCCCACTTTCCCGTTTACAGGGTGCAGGACAACTGAATCCTTGAATTCATTGGGAAGTTCAACAGGACAGTTTTTCACCTCCTTAAATAACATGTCAGAAGTAGATAGCTCCATAGCCATAAACCAGTGCTTGGCTGTTAGGCAGTGAAGGTCGAAGTCAAACTTTACGACCTGTTTTTTATTCCGCTTAAAATCGGGGACTTGACCCCGATACAATACTGTTGTTACCGCGTCGTCTTCTCCGACGACAAATCCTTGAAAATCAACTGAATCAAAAAGGTTTTCTGGTTTTGTGAAGGTTGTCATTGTTTTTCCTCTCTGTTTTTAGCTGTGGCTTCCGTGGGGTAATCATAGTGAAAAGGTCATATCAGGTCACATTTTCCTACCATCTTGTTCCCGCAGGGGAAATCCGCGCAAACGGACTGGTAGGTGGGGTTTTTAGTCCCAAAGGCTTTTGTGACAATCCCCTGCCCATATACAGGGTGATTGACAATGTCACCGACCTTTAACAGCCCTTCAACGGGTTTATCTAAATTGTCAAGGTATTCTTTGACAACCTTGATTGCCTCTCCATAGAGGTGTTTTCGTTGGTCTGTGTAGACCTTCTCTACCTTCTCGGTAGGCAATTCCAAAACCGCCAACTCGGTAACGAAATATTCAGTGACTTTTCCATAACCCGTTTCGTAGGCAATGGTTGTGGCACTGGGAAATTTAGGCTTCCCTTCCACAGCTTCCCCGAATTGATTTACGGCTTTGGTTGCCATATAGGTGACAGTCACCTGATATTCGTCAGCCACAAAATGAGCTTTGGGGCCAGAAACTTCGCCCCATTGACTTCGACCGCCCCGCATCCCATCGGGGGATTCTTTGCGACGGGCGGGAGTCGCAGTTTTTTTGTGGCTACCTGTTAACTTTTGACAGGTAATGATTTCTTTTTTTTCTTCCTGGGTGACAACCCATTCCAGTTTTGTCACCCGAACTCCGTTCGGTAACGGGGTGACGTTACCAATGGAGTCACCATTATCTTTCCAGATGTTCCCTCTATCATCAACGTAATACCCCTTTGTAGGGAGTTTTAGGGCATCACGCCCCAAGTTATTATTCCACTTCCATTCGGGGGTTTTAGTTGCGGTTTTAGTTGTGGTTGTCATTGCTTTTCCTCTCTGTTGTGTTTTAATTTTTAGTAGCATTTCAGGACGTAATCAATCGCCATGTTGTCTGACGTGGTGAGGCGGTAGGATTGCGACCCTTTCCAGGTCTTTAATCCATCAATAGCTCGTTTTAGATCGCCACCGTCATCAACCCAATTAAAGAAATTTGTTAACCGAGCTTCTGTCCAGGGTGATGTTTTGTAAAAAGCTAAGTTGCGATCGCAGTAATAAGTTTTAACTGCTTTTGTTTTGGTCGTTTTTGCTTTGGTGGTTGTCATGGCGTTTGCTCCTGTCTCCTGTCTACATTTCTAATACTACACAAAATATCAACAGGTGTCAACAGGTAAAGCAAACTATTTTAGATTTTGTATCAGGGGGATACAAAACGACTGGTTTTTTGATATAATATATAGAGAAGAGACTACGACGTTAACGATTACCAAATAATTCTCGGTCTAAATTAAACTAAAAAGTCCTCCACGAGTTAAAAATGGAGGGCTTCTCTCTATCTGTATTTGTGATTTTTTCTAGCCTTGCGACTAGGACTATGCTCTCGATGTTTTTTGCAATATCCCGAACGGTTTTGAGTGGAAAGTGGGATATTACACACCTGGCATTTCTTGATTGTCTTAATCAGGAAATCGACCTTGGAGAATTTCCAGATCCTCCTTTGTGTCTTCAAAGCAATGTTCAACTTTGAAGACTTCCTTGTGATAATCCGTTAACTCCCCATAGCACGGGCTATCACAAAACTTGACTGCATCTTCAAAAGTCCATTTCCCCATGCGTTTCTCGCGGCTTCCCATTCTTTCGGATGTATGTTCACGGACTGACGGCCCCCCATAGCCACCACTCGCTCCTGTCACAAAACAGGCGACCGAGTTGGCGAAAGCTGCATGATGTTGATTGGGTGCGTCGGGGTGATTGACTTTTCCTAATTCAAAAGCCTTTTCAAGAATTACTGAATAATTGTCAATATTCATGGTTTCCTTTGTTAATTGAATTTGCGGAGTAAATAGGCTGCAAGAATGCCGCATCCGATACCAAGGAGGGATTCGAGAATGATTGAAATGATTTGTTGAGTTTCCATAGTTTTGTCCTTTTTAGTCTGTCATCTGTACAACGGGGCTAATCCCAATCTGCAATGGTTAGCCCCGTTTTGACTACCATCTTTGAGCGGAGTGAAAATTATAAAGATTCGCGTCGCCCAATGTCCGTAAAATAGACGTTCTTAATGCTGATGGGGGTTCACTATTTCGATACCCGTAGAACTGTTGGCAACCATAGAATTTCCCGCTAGGAGTCATCTCAATTGTATGAGTCACCCGCCCCTGCTCCCGAACTGCAAGGATGATAGAGCGACCGGAGTTAACAGCTTGACCATAGCCTCCTATGCAGTGGCTCAACTGCTCACCCCATAGTTTTAATTGAGCGTTACAGGTTGGGATTTCCAGTTCCCAACTACCATCAACAGCACAGAGTCCTTGAACCCGTTTAAAATCGGGGTTAACTTTTAGCTCATAGTCCGGTTGACGCCGGACATATTCTTTAGCCAAGGTTTCGTGAACCGTCAACCAACACCGCACCCGTCCCAATTCCGGTGCACCTGTTCCGTCTTTATTAAGTTGATTCCACAAATAGCCCGCATCACGGACTAAATTGGAATCAACGTTATTTACTTCACCCCGTACTTTAAAAGTCGTGGTCTGAATCATCCGTAACGCTACTTCAGAAGATAGCGATTTCAAGAAGGGAATCGCATCCTCCTGAAACCCGATAACGGAATCTTCAGGAAGATTCAGATATTTTTGCAACAGGTCGGCGTTCCCATTAACCAACACCATCGCCCATTTACGGGGTGTGGGTGAGCTATTTTGAAATGCTTTGACCGTCGCTTTTCCTGTTGTACCAAACAGGTGTTCACAGGCTTTCTGAGGAGAAAGGAAATCAACTAAGCCCAGTAATAATTGATCTGAGTTTTTAGACAGATTTAATTTAGTCCAGGGAAGTGACTCATGGGGAAGATTTAGGGCAACTTCCAATAGAGTCCGGTAATGCTTTTTGATGTAATAATACTTGCGGGAATACCCACTCCGACTCCATTCTCCGTTTTCATCACCCATGATATAGGGCAATAATTGACCAAAGTTTGCTTGAGAATATTCTCGGAATGTAGCCCAGAACTCCATTGTCAATTCATGGCGACTAATGGGGTTTCCGTCCCGATCTGTCCAGTTGACTTTATGGAAAGACTGCCATGCTACACTTCGAGACTCAATGACTTCTTCCCATGCAAATTTAGCTAACAGGCGAGATTTGACCGGCATCCGTCCAACCCGTTCGGCAATCCCCTTGGGAAGATTGCCACACCATTTCCAGGCGCGGGCGCAGTGCTTTAACCGCCAAATATTTCCGATGCGGTCGGGGTTGACTTCAAAGGCATCGGCGTTAACCATTGCCTTTTTGACCCATAGCGGGAGCTTATTAAAGTTTGGTGTCGTTGCGATCGCCAACACTTTCGCATGGTCAACTTGGTAACAGGAACCCCATGACCGCTTGGGGTTCATCACTTGTTTATAGAGGTTCAGGAATCGTTCGGCTTGCCAGTCAAAACGGATGCCCAAACCTAATAATGTGCTGGTATCAACAGCAAACCGGACATATTCTAAATCCTCTTCTTTGTACCCATCGTAAATATTGACGTATTTGCCAATAGGTTCCCACTGCCCACCTTCAACTTGACATTTCTTGTGACCCAAACCACAAAGGGCTAAGTCTTCAGTTCTGGATTTTGCCCAACGCCGGAGTTCTTTCGTTGCAGCCCAATCTTTTCGGGATTGTGTCATGTCAAATTGCTTGTCTTGTTTTTCGGCTTCTATAACTTGGTAGGCTAAAAAGCGTGCACCTCTCGATTTCCCTTCAATTAATTGTTCAAATTTTTCAATGTCATAAGATTTTGACTCCCATCGAAAATTGGGGGCGGTAAAGAGAGACTGTATATATTCGATTTCTTCCCAGGTTAGTTCACGGGTGTTGGTATTAAAGATGATTTCTAACTGACCCGCTACCAGGTCAACGCCTTCCTCGAAAAGAGCTTCCTCTAAAGTTTGGCTATTGCGGACTCGGACTGCTAACGGGGATTTTTTAGAGTTGAGAGACATGGTATTATTTCCTAAGTGATTTGTTCACTCAAGGGTAGAGTTTGATTTGCGGTCGGCTCTGCCCTTGCCTTATTTCTCAATATACCCCCCACTTCTTAAAATGTCAAGCGTTTTCTGAAAATATTTTTTTAGGCAAAATAGGAGCAAAATTTAGCAAGCCCAAATTAAACTCAAAACCCTCGGAAACAATATTTCCGAGGGTTTTGAATTAGAAGCCTCTAAATCTACATTGATGGCTTCCCATCCCAAAGGTTGGCACAAAACCAAGTCGAGTCCGAGCTAACGTCTGGGTAAAGTTCATCAGCTAAGGTTAGATGGAATTCCCAGGTTAAACTATCTTGAAGGCTGTCTAAGCTCGACTTCTGGGTGGCGTAGCCTTTGGTTTCTAGCTCATGCTGGTTGATATAGTATTTGCTCTCCCAGACGGTAGCTAAAGCCTTTTGGTGGGACTCAGATAAAACTTGATCATAGGTAGCTGATACCCATTGATCTTGTTCGCTATCCAGAAGCCATAATGTCATGTTGTATTTCTGCACAGCATCACAAAAACTTTTGGCAACATCTGGACACTCATTCTTGAGTAACTGGAAATCGTAGGGTAGTGTTTCCAGGCTATCTATCTGGGAATGATACTTAATCACTACATCCCCAAGTGTCACGGTTTCAAATTCAAGCCCACTTACTTTGTGCTTTTGTTGGACACAGTGGATTTTGTCTAGCCGTTTCCAGTGTTTCTCTACTGTGTGGTGATAGGATTGACCCATGCTTCCTTGATAGCCTCAAGACTATTTAAGTCTTTCTTGCTTTGATACCGTGACAGGCGTTTTAAGACCTGTTCTGGGTCGGTGAACCCTTGATACGCGAGTTCTAGTTCGTCACTGGGGCTAAGGGGAACCCCAAGCCGACTACTTAACCCGATGTTTATTAAAGCCTTAGCGATCGCAACTTCTGGGCGTTTGTGGAGATATCTGTCAGCTTTCTCCAGGGAACTTAGTATGCGTTGTTGTGTTATTGGTTTGGGATTTGATTTATTATTGATCATAGTTGCCTGCTTATTAGGTTTACTCACGTCCCCTGGTGTTTGCTGCACTGTGGGGATATTTTAATTTTACCTTACCCGATCGCACTGCACCCAATCAATTTTTAGCAAGCCCAAATTAAACTCAAAATCTTCCCGATTTGTGGAGGGTTTTGAGTTTTGCTGCGATCGCCCCTGTCACACTGAATCCCGAAACCCCGATGCTGTATAATTTATGGGGATGTCACACTGAATTTCTTATACACTGAATCTTGATCACAGTGTTTTTTATTAATCTTCTATTATGTTTTAGTGTGACAAAGAGGATTCGTTAAAAGTATCACCATGATACAGTTTATTTTATTTTACCCCTTGACAAAATGACAAACACCACCCCTTTATTTGTAGCTTTTGAAGGAATTGATGGCTCTGGAAAAACAGAGCAACTTGGACAAGTGGCAAAACATCTGACGGAACATTCGGGCTTGAAGGTTTTAAACACCAGGGAACCTTGGGGGGATGATGCACGGATTAGGATAAAAAACACAGATTTACCCCCATTGGATCAGATCCAGTTGATTGCCGAGGATAGAAAAGCTCATTGCAATTGGCTTAGAGAAGTTTGGGGCGACTATGACCTGATCCTTTGTGACCGATTCACAGCCTCCACGTTAGCCTACCAGGGCTATGGAGAAGGGCTTGAGATAGAAGGCTTGATAAGGGTAAATGAAACGGCTACACAGGGCTTAAAACCCGACCTCGTTCTATTGTTCGACTGTCCCGTAAACGTCTCGGCCAATCGGCTGAATAGATCCCTTGATAAAATAGAAAAAAATATCCATTTTCTAAACAGAGTGCGGTTCGGGTACTTGGCTCTTGCCCATCGGTTTAATTATCAAATCATTGATGCAAGCAAAAACAAGGGCAATGTTTTTACCGATGTCCTAATATCCTTATCAAAGCTAATGAAGTCGTCATGGGGTGACTAACACCCGATATGGTGATTGTTTTCGATCTACCAATTCGGGCGGCTGTGGCGAGATTAGAGAATAGACCCCTTGATGCAATTGAAAGAAATATCTTGTTTTTGGAGAGGGTGCGATGGGGATATTTGGACATTGCCAAAAGATACAAATACCACCTTATTAATTCCAATCAGTCATCTGAGTTGGTGTTTAGCAAGGTGGTAAATCAGGTGTTACGGGCCCTGGAAATTGAGAGTTTAGTTAAGGTATAAATAAAGCAGGGTATTTTGCAACCCTGCTTTATATTTAAACTATTGTTAACTCCACTCCTCTAACTCCAATTCTTCCCCTACAAACTCAGGGAACTGATTGTAGAATTTTGTCAAGGCTTCTAACTCATTTAGAGCGTCTAAATAATACCCTTGACGGTCTTCTTTTTTGGCTGCGGTTTTGATGCGGGTGATTCTGTAGATCATTGATTTGCTCCTTACTCGGTTAACTTTTATGCCGCCCAACTATCACTTTCTTCCTTCTTCATGGCGATCGCTTCATTCTTAAGTTGGACGTAGTCCGGATCGGCTTCCGCCTCCGCAGCTTCAGAAGCCCAAATATCTATCTCAACGGCTTCTAATGCTTTTTGCTTACATTCCTTGAGGGTTTTGTAGCCTAGAACCCGATCAACTTCCCAGGTATTCCATTCCTCTGATGAGTCATACCACCAGCCGTCGTCGTCTTTGAAAATCGAAACCGTGGCAGTAACATTGTCATAGGAATTGTCGGCATACGCTTTTTTATATTGAGCTTCCCAAATACCAGGATGCTTGGGTGCTGGCTTGTGCCATTTGAGCTTTGTTGCTGCGATTGTCATTCTTCTACTTCCAAAAGGGCTTTTAATTGATTCAGTCGTTGAATCACCTGAAACGCTGCCAAGTCAATGGCGGTTGACGCCTCATAAGCGTCGCCGTCAACCGCCTCTAACTCTCCTTTGATGATACCTTCAAGGCTCATTAAAGCCTTGGCGTAATGCCGTCTTTGAGCCTCGATTCTTTTATTTAAGCTAGTCATTGTCCTACTCCTTGGTGGTTTCAACCTTCTACATTTATAACTGTACCCCAGTTATTTTAAAATGTCAACCCCCTCACTCAACTTTTTTGTAAAGAATTATATCGCCCGTTGTGATCGCCTCCAAAAATTCAGTCCACGCGGGTTCTGCTGACTCCCGCCTCCAATAACGATAACCCATGCCGATGACGAGGGTTTTCAACTTCTCCCTGTCTTCTGGCTTGAGTCTGGCTTTGATTTCTTGCCTATGTTCGTGGGGCCTCATAAAAAATCCTATGTAACTATTCACCAGTTATAACAGATTATTCACCATCTGGAAATAAATCTGGCAACGACGGGCGGTGGATCGTGGATCTAAAAAGCCGAATCCCTTAAAGAATCCGGCTTTTACCTCTAGCTGTTTTCGATAAAACATCAACCTTGAATCTGTCCATTAATCTCCTCTTTTGTGCATCTTCAGTCAAGAAACAATGCAATCGTTAACATCCCATAATGATTGAGAAGGTAAAATCTTAGGAACTAATACCAAAACAAAACCATCGGGAATAGAGCCTATCGCATAATCAAAATCTTTCAACCAACCCAACTCAGTGGCATGATTAACTAAGGCATTAACATGGTTTTGGGGATATTCTTCACCGTACTGACAATAAACGATTTTAGAACGTCCAGAACCGTTGCTTGTTTTAATCTTTGTAAGTTCCGTATCGGTTGCTGGTATAACTTTAGAAACTATGCTTGTTCTGTAAATATCTGGATTTAATAACATTTGATTTTATCTCCTTTTGTTTGAATGTTTGCTTTGGTCGGTTTTATTTTTTAACCTACAAGTATCAAATTAGTCAAGAAACAAGGCAATCATTAACGAATACTCTGGATGTCTCCACAAATCGGACTCAAAATAGTATCAAATTAGTCAAGAAACAATGCAATCGTTAACTGGTAAACCTTGATTCTTGACTATTTACATTGTACACGAATAACGCAAAAAAAAACAAGTTTATTTATATATTTTTAAAAGGTCAAGAGCAATCGTCAACCTTGATAATCTCAATCTCGACACAAAGGGCTTTTAATCGCTCGTAAGCCACCACCGGATCGGCTTCAAAATCAACCGGACTAGATCCGGTCATCGGAGCGTCAGACACCGCCCCTAATGGCTCAAAAGCACGGGATTTATTATTCCAAAAAAACACCCTGTTAATACGTCGCTCTATTGCTTCCGGTGTTTCGAGAAAACAATAGATAAGTCCTGTGACAATAGACTGTCTCACATCGGTTCTGAATCGCCTTTTATCGAGTTTAATTGTCCATAATTCAGATAGAGATTCCTCGTCTGTTTGTGCATCATACCAGAGACATTCACAAGAGAATGTGTGGAGGTCGTTGGCATGAATTTTTTGGGCGGGTTGAAATCCTTTTTTAGTTGTCTTCATAAAGATTAATTGATTTTAAGATAGCCAAACCTAGCTCTTTAGCCAACAACGGCGGCACGGCATTTCCGATTATTTGTTGACTTAAAGATTTGGATTCTGGGAATTTGTAATCATCGGGAAAAGTTTGCAGCCGTGCCGTCGCTTTTTGACTAATCCGTTTAATTTGACTTCCCTGTACGATGTCCGCCCAATGGGTCGAAACACCCGCCATAGCTCGAATTGTTGGACAAGGCTTGTTTTGTGGAGTCGGTAAAATGTTCTTAATACAGGCTCCCGCACGGGGGATTAACAAAACGGGTGAATGAGAGGCTTTTTCTGGCAAATAACCCAGTTCATTCAGTCGCTTAATCTGCCAGTCCGCAAGCTCACAGTCCTGCATTTCTGGGATTAAATCACTAATGGCTTGATACCATCCCTTTTTAGGTTTTGATTCAGGAAAATAAGGGAGGGGTTCTGAATTTTTAACTGCCCACATAATCAACCGTTTCCGATTTTGCGGAACCCCGTGATCCGCCGCGTCTAAAATTAGCCAATGATAGCGATATCCGTTACGGATCAATGATTGTAGGATTTTCTCGAATACAGGTGATTTTGAGTAGCCAGGGACGTTTTCTAAAACTACCCATCGAGGATCAATCGCTGCGATATAACTGCTACAGTACAGCCCCGCGTCCTTGTCTTTGTGATCACCTAAATTACCCCGTCTAGCGCTTGAATACTGTTGGCACGGGGGACTCATCCAAAGCAGGTCAACATAGGGAAGACTGCGGGGGTTTATGTCTCCTGCGCAAGAATTAAATACTTTGGTATTTGGGAAATTTAATCGTGCTACTTCTGCAATTTTAGGATCTCTTTCAATTCCCCATAAAGACTTAAACCCTGCGGCCTCTAATCCTTTGCCAGCCCCACCACCGCCCATAAATAATTCACCGCAAGTGTACATATCTATATTCCAGTGAGTTTATTTTGCATCCCAGGAGCGAGTAGAATCACCTGAGCGTATCTAAGAGCGATACTTTTATCCTGATATTGGCGATAAAGTTGGCCGAAGAACTTTCGGTTTTTACTTGGTAAAAACCCTCTGATACTTCTTAGAGGCAAGGAATATACCCAGTCTTGATAGGATTCGCTATTAACTATAAGAAATTCTTTTTTCCATCGGGAAACCGTGTCTTCTGGGATATTTAGTTCCATTGCTATTTTGTTTTGCTTCACCCCTTTTTTCAAAAGCTCTAGGGCTTTCTGTTTTGTCTCTGCGGGATAGGTCAAATTCCCTCCTTCTTTATGCTATGGTGGTTTAATGAATCTATCACTGAGAGTAATAGATTTTTATTCACAAGTCAAGAGGATGTTTTATGATTCCTAGTGTTCCTTACGATCGCGTTGCCTCAATATCCTGGGATAAGCAAGCAGGAGAGAGGCTGAAGAAGCTGCGGAACAATAAACGGTATTCTCGTGGCTGCTTGGCAAGACTTACCCAAGATTGCGACCAAAGGTTATCCGAGGCTTATATCCAAAAGGTTGAGGACGGGAGGGCAAAAACAATCCGACGCGCGAAGCTAGAAACGTTATTATCCCTACTGGATTCGGATATCCAGGCTGTTTTCCCTGGCGGAGACAATAAAAAGTTTTCCTAGCCGCTTGACTTTTATTACTGCAAGTAGTAAATTGGTAATAAGCACTGGATAATAAGCACTGAATAAAAAAGGTGCGCTATCTATTAAGCAAACAGCAATCCAATTGCATCTAAATTTATAGGCTTGTGTTCCCCCACGGCTTCACGGTGCGATAGTGAGGCAGTGGGGAGGCGTAATCTCCCAATCAACGTAAACATTCTGTAAAAAAATATGACAAGTAATTCAATGCCCGAAGTTATTGTTGTTAACTTCGACGATGACGACAAGTTTGGAGTCCTCTACGCCAAGGATTATGTTCCTGGCTACAACAAAATCGGTCTGGAAGACCTCTCCGACGAAGATTTCCAAGACGATGAGGCTTTATTCTTAACTTGCCTAACGTGTTTAGCCGATGGGAAAGATTTAGATCTCAAAGATGTTATCTCCGTCAAGGCAACTGAATCAGGTATGGTAGACCGAATCTACACCCCTGCGATGTTCGCTTCAGAAGGTGGCGAAGGGTTGGTTATTCGTGCGGGATCGAATCTATTCCCCGTGACTCAAAACGGACGCACTTTCACTTGCGGTGAAATGCAAGGGGAAATCGAAAGCTACTCGGTTAAGTACGGGGACAAAGAGTACAAAGTCCCTCGGATTGATTTTGTCGCACCAAAGGGAGGCTTGATTTTCTCCCTCCGTGTCTTTGGTAAAGATGAGACGGTGAACGGGGATTCCCTTAAGCACCGTGCGCGAGCCGGTGGGGCGATCGCTGGCTACCTTCGGGAAGCCAAAGGGGGAAACTACCAGGTGGTAAAACCCACCGAACTGCCAGAGGGGGAATACTTGGTGACTGGGATTGATCAAAAAGAACACCCTGAATATGGTACAGGGTATTTTGTTGCCCTCGACGGTGGAAAGGCTTTATATGCCAACTTCGGCATGAAGAAGCAGCTTAAATCCTCGTTCAACAGCTTCTCGAATTGCTTAAAAGGTGGTCGTCCAGTAACCCTGATTATCGCCAACATCCGAGAAGGTAATAACAAAAAGATGACTTGTGACGCGGTGTTCCGCAATCGCGCACCCCACACCTCAAATATGTTTAAGCAGGGGTTTGTGGCAAAAGAACTCCCTGGGGCGGCCGTGGATTCTACAGAAACTTCCCGTCCTAAAGAGAAAGGAATGAAATCGGCAGAGCCAGATAAGACAGAAGGTGGTCAATACGATCCTCTGCCTTTCTAACGATTTCTATTGATACCTATCAGGAATTGAAACTAATCAACTAAATCAAACCGGGATAAATAAATCTCGGTTTGATTCAACCTACAAATTCACTAAACCAATGAAATTGACTGTAGATACAAAAGCCTTGTCCGATGCCCTTGATTGGGCAAACAAGGCGATTCCTCAAAAGCCTAATCATCCCATCCTGGCTAACTTCAAAATTGAAGCGGGTGATAGCAATTTAGAGGTTACGGGGTTTGACCTCTCAATGGCTATTAAAGCCACGGTAGAAGCAAATGTTGACAGATGTGGCAGTGTTACGATTCCTGCCAAGTTGTTCACGGAGACAATCAAACACCTCCCCAACGGAGAGCTAACACTTGAAGTGGACAACGATGACGTTAAGATAATTTCCAGTGGCAAATACAACTTGCGGGGATTAAGCACAGAAGAATACCCCGAAATCCCCTTGCTTGAAGCTAACAATAGCTTTGAGATTTCGGTAGAGAATCTTCTTCAAGGAAGTAAAACAATCTCCACCGTGTCTACTGATGATACAAAACAGGTGTTGTGCGGGGTTGATCTGAAGTTCTCAGATAAGGGAATCAAGTTTGCAGCAACAAACGGACACTTGTTGATGGTAATTGAAGTCGAAAACGAGGATTTTGAAGGGGATGAATCGGAAGTTCAGGAGATTATCATTCCTGGTCGGGCTTTCCGAGAGGTTAAAAAGATGATCACAAAATTCAAAGAGAAAAGGGATGATGATACTCCCGTTTTGGTTGGATTTGATGACCGGATTATTATTTTTTCCTATAAGAATCAGCAAGTCCAATGCCGGAAATTAGACGGGGCTTTCCCCGCTTACGAACAGCTAATCCCTAAAAACCACGCCACTTTGGTAACGGTTGATCGGCGAACCTTTATTGGTTCCCTGGAACGGATGGAGATAATTGCAAAACAGAAAAATCACATCGTGTGTTGCGACTTTGATGCCGAAGCACAGCAAATTAAACTATCGGTAGAAGCCGCCGACGTAGGCAAAGCAGAGGAGTATATCCCTGCACAAATATCAGTCAAGGAGCCTGTTGCATCCGATGACGACGAAAACGATGACGGGGATGATAAAGAATCCTTTGCCACGATAAACGCAGTTAAAGAGCCAATTACAGTCGCTTTCAACTGCGCTTATATCATTGAGGGCTTGGAAGAAATGGAAACCAGTGAAGTCCAAATAAAGATCCAAGAGTCTACCATCGCACCAATTATCATCTCGCCATTAGGGGGAATTAAGATGACATTTCTTCTAATGCCAGTCAATCTTCGGAAGTAAAGCCAAAATATAGATACAATCCTCCTCATCTGGGGAGGACTTAGATAGAGAAAACAATGGCAAACAAAAGATATAGTCACCCATATCTAACCAAGGATTTTCTAACACGGAATCCTTTTAATTATTGCCTAAACTGCGGAGGGATCTTGGGAAATATTAGACCGGATTTGAAGAATGCAAGACAGGTTTGGCTCGTCCCTTGGGGGTCAAACAAGGTCATGTTAAACAAGGTCGTGTTAAACGGCTACACCCATATTATTTGCCCACATCAAAGAGATCAACAAAATGACTCAATTAATGTCCGCTAACCCGATTTTTAATCCAAACGGAAACGACGATGTTGCCCACAGAACGATTTGGTTTGGGGAAACCACAAACTTAATGCAATTGAATGATGTCCGCTATTCTTGGGCGGTTGGTTTGTATAAGCAAATGAGAGAGAACTTCTGGGTCGCCGAGCGATTGGATATTACCCAGGACGTGACAGATTACGCGAACCTAACTCTCAATGAACGCAATGTTTATGATGGGATTTTAAGCTATTTAACGTTCTTGGATTCCATTCAAACCTGTAATATTCCCCACCTTAAAAGTTGCGTCACAGCCCCAGAAATCAGCCTGTGCATGGCAGAGCAAAACTCCCAGGAGGCGTTACACTCCCAGTCTTATTCGTACATGATCGAAACGATTATTCCATCGGATCGAAGAACATCTGTTTATGAGTTTTGGAGAACAGATGAAGTCTTGCGCGATCGCTGTGAATTTATTGCAGGAATTTATCAGAACTTCATGGATAATTCCACGCCAGAGAATTATTTTGTCGCTTTGTTAGCCGATTATATGTTAGAGGGGATTTACTTCTACAATGGTTTTATCGCTTACTACAATTTCGCTTCCCGTCAATTAATGCCGGGATCTGCTGATATCTTCAAAATGATTAACCGTGACGAATTAAGTCATGTTCGGTTATTCCAGAAATTGATTCCTGAAGCTATGCAATTGTTTCCTCATTCCGTTGACCAGATTTACGAAATGTTTGGCACGGCTGTCGAGCATGAGTGTAAATGGACTAATCATATTGTGGGAAATAATATTTTAGGAATCACGGAATATAGTACGGAACAATACACCAAATATCTAGCCAATATTCGGTTACGTTCTATCGGTTTAGAGCCCCTTTATCCCGATAAAAAGTACAGTAAAAGTCCCTATACCCATTTAGAACGCTTCTCTGATACCAAAAAAGAAGGGCACACCAAAGCTAACTTCTTTGAGGCGACCGTGACAAGTTATGTGATGTCCTCCGGCGTTGACGGGTGGGACGAGATTTAGGCATTAATCTCTATAACTCCCAAAGAAGCTCACTCTACCTAGTGGGCTTTTCTTGATCGTCATCTGAATCATCGACAATCTTTTTAATAAATTCCTCAATAGTTAATCCTTCATCCTCAGACCGAGACTTTAACATCGCCACAATTTGTTGGTCGTTTGCTTCTATTCGAGCCTGTAATACGTTACCCGCCAAGGTTGTGGGTGCTACACCCTTGAGTGCTGCCCATTCCCTTAATCGCTTATTATGCCACGCCGGGATCTTAATCGTAATTCTATACCTTTTGTCCATTGTTTTTTTATGTCGTTTAGCATATAATCAGCATAACATTAACACAAATACTGAAAGGGGCTGACCGGATATCAGCCGATCAGCCCCACCCCAACCCATTCTTTAACCCAGTTGAGGCTATTACAATGTTTGCACAAAAAGAACTATCTGTAGATGAATTTCGTTTACTTACCGGAAAATCCATCAACCAAATTTCATTGTTAACAGGAGCCGACCCTGACACGGTAAAAAATCACCGTCGCAAAGGCTACGACCCTAAACCCCAATACGTTCAATTTCGTCGCCACTTAGGTTTGTTAGCACAATCAGAGGGAAAAATATAATGGACAATTATTCACACTCTCAAGAAGTCCATTACCTAAAAGGGGAAATAAAATTAGGGCAAAAGGTTAATGGTCAATACTGTATTACAACGATTAATCAAGATAATACCTTTGTGGACTTATGGGTTGACCGAGATGTATTGAAACGATTTTGCAAACACACGCTTTATGTTATGGAATGGCAAGAAAAGAATAATCAGTAGTGGCAAATTCCACCCCAGATGTATTTTCCCCTATGCCCACCCTTTGCGGTGGGTTTATTATTGGTACATCAGGTTAAATCAAGCCTGAGTCAATCTAAGAAGGAGAGGTGTACTAAACCATGAATGGCTAATTTTGAGACAAGGAAAGGGGGAACCCGAAAGATGATACACCTCAAAGACGAAGACGCTTTACAGCCTTTTTCCTCAGAGGAAATCCAGTTAATCTTTAAAGTTTCTCACCAGACTATTGCCGAACGCAAAGGGATATTGGGGATTAAAAGAAAACCTGTAGGATGGGCAGAATTAAACGTTTTATACCTCCTACATATCTTTGTTAGTTCCAAATATCAACATCATACCTATTACCAGTTCCAAAGCCTCTATCACCACTGTTTAAACAACGGTTTATCTATCGAGATAGAAGTTTTCCAGAAGATGTTAATGCTAAACACAACACAACTATTTAAGGAGTTTAAAGTCGATGTCCTATCAAGAATCTCAAGCTACCGACAACACAACGGAACAGGAACTTACCGAGTTATATCAGAACTCACGGAAACCCCAAACCCAGACGGAACAACCGAAACAGCCTAAATCAGCTATCACCAAAGGGAGTACAACAGATCAACTCAATGATGCAGTTGTTAAGACCCAAAAGAAAGCTAAAGATAACGCGATCGTTAACACTAAAGCCGTTATTGTTGCGGGTCAAAACTCCGGGCGGGAAGATGCTAAACTATTTAAAAAAGCAAAACAATTGGCTTTCTTAAATGAAATTGCAGACGATGAAATCGAGTCTGCTAAGGCTTTATTGGTTGGGATTCCTGAGTATAAGAATGCAATTGATCAAGCGTCCGGGTGTGAGTTGGAAAACCTCTTAGACTTTGATCAAGAAATCTCAATTGAGGCTTTAGAACAGCAACTTAACGAAGCTGTGGGAAAGTCCAAAAAATCCCAGTTAGTTGTCAGAAGTTTTTTCGGAGAATAAACGAACTAGAAACACGGGTTGAGAGAATAGAAGTTATCCTAAAAATCCCTCAACCCAAGGAAATCAGTCAACAATTAGAATTATTAATGGGAGGGTTTTAAGTGGGAATCGTTATCGACTTGGTTAATCTATTTGGAGTTTACTGCTCACATAACGTCATGCCCTTTTTAATGGGAGGTTGTTTCTAATGAATACTATTTATTATTTAACAGCATTCTTTATTGGGTTTTTAATATTTAGCAATCAAGTAGTTTTTAGTCGAATCAGGGAACAGTCCCAAAACTATCAATATGAAAATCCCAGAACCCGTTAAGGCGATCATGGTTGGAACTGTGATTGGTGGCATTAGTTCAGTCCTGTTATCCCTAACATTAGAACCGGAAATATCAGAGGTTAGAATGATGCAATATGGGGGGTTTATCGGATTAGTAGCTAGTTCCACAACTACTGCACTCTTGGCTATCACAACCCGCAATAACACCCAATCAAACAAGGAAACAAGCCCCAACAGATCAGACACAAAACCAGACTTTAACCTTGTGTTGGGTGAACTGATCCAAAGAGCAACCGAGAATCACCTGAATTGCCTTCAGCCTGGGAGTCCTGAATACTTTGAAGCCCTTGAACTCTATGGAAAGGTACTTTCGCCCGAAAACACCACTCCAAACACCAACGCCCAGAAAATCAAAACCTCACACCATGCACAGGGAGATTGATATAGATGTTAGACAGTTTACAGCCTAGTGATGACTTACCAGCTTTTAGTGGGGATTCAGAAGCCACTCAGAGGGAACCTAGAAAGCCTAATAAAACACGAAAACGAGTAGCGGTTTTACTAACAGTTATTGCAGTTTGTAGTTTTATTACCTTAGTCGGGAATAAATCAGGAATTATCAAGAAGTTTGCTCCTAACGTTCCCGTAGCTGAAAGTGCCGAAGTTCAGCAAATGACGGTAGAACCAACAGGGGAAACCTCGACCGAAGCTAATGATAATTCTGGAGAATTTCAACCATCCCCTGACTTAGAAATGGCACGAAATGAGCTATTAGATAAGTCATTAAACGAGGTAGGTTTTCAAGTTAACAATCTGAGTGAAGCGGTAGCAGAAACATTCCTGTTGCAAGCTCGTTCTGAGATTGAAAAGAAACCCATTTCTATTGAGTTATTTCTGATTAAGAAAATCAACTTTCTGGCTAACAAACTTGATAAAGCTACGCTAGAGGGAGAATTTAACGGTTCACCTAAAGAACGGAAGCAAGCGGCTGATTTGTTGTTTGAGGTTTGGGGAAATCTTTTGGCACTAAAACGCCATTGGGAAACTACATCGGCAGATCAAATTCAATTAAAGTTTACCTCTGTTAATGTCTCGGTTTTGGCGAGTGATGTCCGTCGGTTCTCTGAGGTTGCCATGACACTTAGAGCTTTAACCTACGAGCAGCAGAAGCGGACTGAGGCCCTTCAAAAGCAATCAGAACTTGAGGCTAAACAATTGGCAGAAAAGGAGGCTAAAGATGCCAAAACCAAATAACTTCACTAAGGAGAATTGGGGAGTTGCCGTTGCAGCAAGTTTAGGATTTTCAGCCATTGGTTTATTCAGCGCTGCGACTGTTCAGATTGAGGATTTAAAAGGTATCTCACCCCACCAATCTCAGAAAGGAGAATGGGGTAGCGTTTTGGTAATTGAGCGTAAACCCGTTAATAATTCAATCCTTCTATATTTAGCGGGCGTGGGATGCCTTGGTGCTTTAGCGGGGTTGATACTAGGGGATGAGTCTATGGTCAAACTTGAGGATCTACCCCGCACCGTCCCCGATACCTTGGCTAAATCAGTTAGTTGGACAGTTTGGGGAGTTGGTCAGGCTTTGGATAGTCTAGGGGACTTTGGAGAAAAAGGTTATGCCAAATCTTCACAACTCTTAATCAAAGCTATCCCACCGGAAATCAAGTCTAAGTTTCAATCAATCAAAGATGATTCGGGTTGGGTATCTGAATTTCTATCGTTGCCACATCAAAGGCTAACGGGTGGCACGGGGTCGGGAAAATCTAAACTCCTGGGATTGATAATCAGTCAATGGCTTGAGAATAACCCCGATGGTCAACTGTTTATTGCTGACCCGAACTATGGAAAGCCCGATAATGACGGTTATCTTAATAATTGGTTTGGGTTGGACACCGAATGGATCAAGCAACCCGATGACGAGATTGATAGCCTAATTGATCACGTTCACGCCCAATTAGATAAACGGATTAAGGCTTGTGTTGACGGAGCCAGAAACGGCTTTACCAAGTTATCAGAAATTCAAGTTGACCTGACTCCGATTTGCCTAATCTGCGAAGAATTTGACAGTATCGTGGAACGATACAAGTCAGACAAAACCAATTCCCGGCTCGATAAGCTAATTGAGATCATTAAGCAGGGTAGAGGCTACAAGATTAAGTTAATCCCCGTGGGTCAATCCGCGTCCGTTGGTGAGGGCGGCTTTACCCTCGCAACCCTTGAGAATATTGCACAGCTAATTATTTGTTATCCCTCAATCCCTGAGTCTCAAATCAAATATTTAGGAGGGGAGAAAACAGGGCTAATTGAGATAGCAGAGCGACTCCTAAAAGAAGGTAAACGCCCGGCTATCTGCACAATCAAAGGACAAAGCCGTGTCGTGGTAATTCCTGACCTATCAGGATTTAACGTTACCTTTGCCAGTGCCAAATCAACCGACCCGGATAGTGATTGGTGGGAGCAGGTTAATACTGCCCTGTTTAAATCTTCTCTTGAACTTCGGGCTTTTAAATATTCCCACGGTTTGATTCCATCACCCCTAAAACAAATTTGTAGCGAGTTAGGAATAGAGCCGCGTTCTACTAACAAGCGTTACATTAACTACCTAAAACCCGCATGGGAGTCTCAATTATCTCAGTCCTCTCAGTCCAAAGTCTTAATTAATAAATAGGAGTATCTGTTGTGAATAAAAGGTTGAAATTATTAACCATCGGATTGATTACTGTGACATCGTTACTGTCTACTCCAAAGCCATCAACCGCCGAGCTACCTGTTTTTAATCGCTCAGGGAATTATCTAGTGTATGTAGGCAGCGAACCCAAAGGGCAACGGATTCGCAACCCCTCTGATCTAAGGCAGTTAGTCACTATTTCCTCGGATGCCAGATTTTCCTTGCGTCGTATGACCCGACACCCAATAACAGGAGACTACAGTTACAGGGAGAGTGGATTTTTTTCTAGTAGAATGCAGTTTTTTCTTAAAGGGAAAGAGTCGGTAATTATAGTGTTCAATCCATTGAATAAACAAGAATCTAACAAGAAAATCAAGGTAACAGTTGATTTTGAACAAGCTACTCAATCACAAATTAATTAGGAGCTTTACTTATGAAACCCTCAAGAATTGTTTTCGTTTCTGCGCTAACTTTACTTGTCTTTTTTGGAGTCAGAGGGATGACAGTTGAAACCGCTATCAAGACATTATTCGAGAAAAGTGTAGGGACTTTAACCTATTGGTTCGGCGGGTCTATAAATGCCACAAATAATCGTCAACTTCCCCCCGGTCAAGGTGACGATTCCGATTCAACCATTACCCCAATTGAATCACTGGAGGATGTTAAATAATGAGAGTTTTATTCTATTTTGGATCTGTTCTGGGTTGGGTATTTCTGATTTACTTTTGTTGGAATCAGTCAATCCCTTGGTGGTTTAAAAAGGGTGTAGCCGAAACGGTAAAAACCATCCCAGAAATAACTAGGCAGATACCCAAGGAGGACTGGGCAAAACCTAAAGAAGAACCCAAAACCGATGATAAAAAATCTTCCGATTCCACTAAACCCGAAAAGAAAGAGACTGCTAAAAATCTGTTCAGTGGAGAGTTTAAATTAGGTGGCTTGCGATCGCGCTACAACCTTGACGTTCCCCAAAACGATAAATCAGAACAAATAGGCAAGCAAGATATGGGGGGAAAATAAGGCAATGTTGAACCGGAAATTGGAGGAGAGGATAAGGGATTGTGAGGAACAGTTGGATGATGCTTTTTTCTGGATTTTCATTACTTGTCTGTTGTTGGGCTTTGGGATTCTTAAATTCAACCAATCCTCTCCCCAAGTTTCTAGTCCCCAATCAACAGAATCTAGTCAAACCTCAACAGTCACGTTAGGTAAAGATGCCCCTAAGTTTATTTATCCCCATTCAACACCCTACACAATATCTTCTGGGTTTGGTATGCGCGAGCATCCTGTAACGGGAGGGCAAAAAATGCACAACGGGATTGATTTTGCAGCGCCAGGGGGTGCAAACATCTTAGCTGTTGCCGATGGTCAGGTGTCTTTTGCGGGTGACATGGGCGGTTGTGGCAATGCAGTTGAGATCAATCATTCCGGTGGCTACCTGTCCAAATATTGCCACGCCTCGAAAGTTTTAGTCCAAAAAGGTCAATCAGTCAAAGCCGGTACACCTATTGCATTGGTTGGTACTACGGGAACATCAACCGGAAATCACCTACACTTAGGAATAAAACTCAACGGGAAATATATTGACCCTAAAAAAGTAATCCCAATAATGGAGCCAAAAAAATGATTTTCAATAACTTAATGATGTTAGGGGTAACGGGGTTTACACTTATCAATTTATTACAATCTCCCGCCATTCAATCAGTAACGGGTGTTAATCCATCGGGTAATGTTTCCGGTGATATTTCCAAAGCACAAGCCCCTGAAGACATCAAGAAAGCTGTTAGTCAAGCTGGTATAAATGACGAGGGTTTTGCATGGGCGATCGCGCATATTCTAAAAGTAGAAGGAGGTTGGTCGGATCACCCTGCCGATGGCGGTGGGAAAACCAAGTATGGTATTATTGAAAGTGTAGCTAAACGGCACGGGTTAAACGTTTCCTCAATAACTTTACCCCAAGCAATAAAGATATATCACACCGACTACTGGATAGCTTCAGGTGCAGATAAAGCCCAGAAACCGCTTAATTTAGCTATTATGAATAGTTATGTTAATAGTGGTAAAAAGTGGGATATCTCAGGGTCAACACCGCAGGAACAGGCGTTAAACTATCTCAAGTCTCAAGATAGTTATTACACCTCAATTTATACCAGTAGACCTTCTCAAACCGTGTTTAAGTCGGGTTGGCATCGTAGAACTAAATACATGACGGATGCCGTTAATGGCGGTAATCCGAGTTGGTAATTTTGAATTGTATTAGGAGAGAGTATGGTAAAAGCAAAATCACCCTATCCACAAATAGCAGAATTAGTGGTTAAGGAAGCCAAGAAACGAGGGGGAAATCAACAACTAACAGATATTAACTGGGTAACTAAAACCCTGTTTAAATATCAGAATGGTGTGACTCCTCTGACTGATACCGACTCCGATTGCGTCAGGATTGGAGAGGAGTTAAGACCCCGTTATGAGTGGCAGATCACCAGAGATCATGTAGCTTTTGCTAATCAGAATAGTATTAAGAAGGGATGGAAATAATGATCAATACTTTCATCGGAATTGACCCAGGTAAAACCGGAGCGATCGCTATCATCTCTCCATCGGGAATCAAACTCATTGATTGTCCAGTTATTGAGACTGAAACTAAGGTTAAAAGCAAAAAGCCAAACCTCACGCTAATTGATCAACTTGTGGACAAGGGAACAGTCAAGTCCAAGGCCAAACCCAAAACTAAAATCACAACGAAGTCAAACCCTGCATTAATGGCATCGGAGTTAGCACAGTCAATTACCTCAAACTCAATAATCGCCATAGAGAGCGTTCATTCAATGCCAGGACAGGGAGTTAGATCAACCTTTGATTTTGGGACGAATTTTGGCATTTGGTTGGGAGTGATCGCAGCGTTAAATATTCCTATGGAGTTGGTGACCCCTCAAGAATGGAAAAAGCATTATGGCTTGATAGGGAAAGACAAGGACGCATCAAGGATTATTGCGGTGCAGTTATTCCCCCAGATGGCTATGGAATTAAAGCTCAAGAAATACAACGGGCGGGCGGAGGCACTTCTCCTTGCTGAATATCTGCGGCGCAAAGCAGGAGGCTAGGACAAAACAAAACCCCGTCCAAAATACTGATGGACGGGGTTTTGTTTTTATGGATTAACTACCGACTGTGCTAGAACTGAGTACGGAATTGATTTATCTTTTCGTCAAACTAATTCTAATTCGTGAATTCTTGCCGACAAATCGGCTGTCCATTTTTCCCAGTCGTGGGTTTGACCATATTTGGATCGAAAATAATCATGCTCTGACTGAATCAGAGAAATTAGATTATTAGGGAAGCACCCATCAACCCCAAATGCTGACACGGGGAACCCTTCGGGATTGTATTCGGGGCTGTATTGATAAGTTGTCGCCATCAACGAGATGGCATCCCCAGATACTTTAAACACGGGAGTATTCCAGTTTTCTTTGAATTTTGCTCTCATTAAGTCAATTGCTGTGTAACTATCCATGATTTTGTCTCCGAGTGTTTAACTGTTACCTGTTACTAATATCCCATAGGTCTTAAAGAATGAATGTCAAGCCTTTTCCAGAAATTTTTTATAGATTTCCTGAAACTCGGACGGTGACAGCATCCCACGCCCTAACCTCTCTATGAGTTCGGCACGGGATAACCCAAAGGACGCTGACAGGACTTTAAGACCGTCCCACGCGACATCGGTGATATTTATGCCCTTAGAAGTTTTGATTGTGGCGTAGTCGCGGGGTTTCCCTCTGCCTCTTTTTGTGTCCATAATTATTTTAATTTGGGTTGGCATATTTATTATAACCTGTGCTATGATTATATTATATCACGGGAGAATTAAAATCATGAGTAGAGAATCAAGAGTAATCTATTATATTCGGTGCGATGTTTGCGGGGAAACAGACGAAGACGGAAATACCTCGTTCGATTACGATTCCGATTGGAATAAAAATCACGGGTTTAATGTTTGTGACCAGTGTTCAGAAGATGGGGAAAACGGAGAAATCTGGGATTACCGCAGCATCGAGGAGGTTATAACGGATGAGATTCCAGACAGAGAAAACTCCACAAACGCTTTCATGAAGGCAGACGCAGAAGGCGAGATTAAATTTGTTAAATGGCTATAGGTTGACTATTTTCTAGTTTTGCTCTAATATATTATATATGCACTAGGTAATATATGGCAAGACAAAAAAAGCTACAGTTGAGTCTATCGGAAACGGAGCATAATCGGCTAAAGTCCTATGCCCAAAGCCAGGAAAAGACTATGGCGGAAGTGATGCGCGATTGCATTCGGGGTTTTTCAACAGCAACAACACAACAGGAGAAGCATGAATAAAACAACAACCGAAATCCCCAGATGGGACTTATCAGAAGACTTCAAGGAATTAAAAGAATTTATGGAGCTTCAGGCAACAGAAGATCAGGAGGATCACTATAAAAAACTTTTCTGTAATTTTGCTTGCGTTGAGATTTGTGAAATTTACGATAGCCGGATGGAAATGCTTTGGGATAAAGGAAAGATGCTCAATTCAGATATTGGGACTTTCGTAGTTGACGATGAAAGCGGTCTTGGATCGGGAGAATACTATTGCAGTATTAAAGAATTAAACGAGGGGCTCGACCTCATCTTTAACTCTCAAACAGATGTGAGTAAGAAAATTTTGGCTGATCTCAAAGAATGGAAAAGAGACCTAGTGGCGTGGCGTTGTGGAATTGAAGCCACCAAACAGTAAACAAGTAGAAAGGAGAATCATGGGTGAAGCAAAGCGACGGAAACAGTTAAATCCTGAAGGGTTTAGGAAAGTCTCAGCAACTATCGACGGCAAAAAGTTATTAGTTGACCATTTGAAAATTGAAAGTTATTTTACCGACCCCGATCTAATTGATTGGGTTGAAAACTTGCTGCCAGACACTTGTAAGAAAAAATTAAGGATTAGAGTACCGAATACATTGACAGGGCTTGGATCTGCCATAGTAAAAGGGAAAGATCCCAAGAAACTTTATGCAGGGTGGGAACCCAAAATATCAAGGGTTCCATACATGGGATTCCGGCTCTCAAGTGGAAGATTATGGGTCAATCCTAGTTACCCAGGACTACCCCCTGATTGTAATATTTTGGAATCATGGGTTGATCTCGAAAACCATGTCCCGATCTGGCACAAGTCCATCTGGGATTAGGTTACAAAATTTTATAAGCAAATCCGTCCGATTGTGCTTATAATAGAAAAACGGTCGGGGTGAAAACTTTCTTCTGTTTTTGCCTCGTCGTGTCCCACCAGTTATAGGAAGATTGACATGAAAATTCCCAAAGAAAAACCCCGTCCTGAGAAGACGGGGGATTCAAAAACACCAAGAGAACGAGTCAAACGAGTCAAAATCTTTTTTAGCAGTATTGAGAACAACAGCCAATTCATTAAAGTATAACAAAGATATCTTGAAAAAACAAGAGTCTTTGCAAAATATTTTATGAATTGGCGATCGCACGGTCAACTAACTCCTTTTCAAACTTAAACCCCACGATACTAGAGGGATCAACACTATGATTATTCAAAGACATCGAGACGAGTTCCTGGCTTCAGCTATTCATCCCCGTATCATCGACTTAAATTTTGAGTCGCTCAAGGGGCAGGATGCTCTTGAAGTCTTGTTGTACGAGGCGATGGAAGTAGTAGCAAAAAAATCCCCCCACTCGCTTCAGTATGTAACTGCCCCTCTCAAGAGATTGCTTGACCGCTACAAGCACGTAGAGGAAGGGGGATGGAGTTTTAGGGGCGTTGATCCACTCAATGATTCCAATTATATGAAATGGGGATGCTTTAAGCCGGATAGACCTCGACCATGCCCTATCAACCATTTCAAGTTAATAAAATATGAGCATCCAGAAAAAGGAACTAGACAGGCATTTTTTGTGGTTCCTTCTTGGGAGATCGGAGTAAAAATCGCTATCAAAGCAGGGGAGCAATTTTTAGAAAGCTACAAGTCCCGATGCCCGCAGGGGGATTTTGATTGGAGCGAGGGCGATCGCCACTTTTGGGAGTGGGCAATTGAGATCAACTTACCAATCACGATCACCGAGGGGGCTAAGAAAGCAGCGTGTTTGATGTCGGCGGGATACGCTTGCATCGGACTGCCAGGAATTAATGGGGGAGTGCGAACCAGCCGATTGGACAACGGATTCAAAGAACAATGCGCTCCTTACCTTATCCCTGAGATGGAGATTTTCAGGACGGCAGGGCGACGGGTGAATATTGCTTTTGACTATGAAACAAAGATCAAGAGCTTTCAGGATGTCCAACGCGAAACTAACAAATTAGGAGAACTCTTCCAAAAGGACAAACGGGATGTCCGGGTTATTTCTTTGCCAGGGCCAGAGAAGGGTGTTGATGATTTTATCGTGGCGCATGGGGAAAAAGAATTTGATCTCCTATATGATCGGGCTCCAGATTATAGGTTCCATCAATTCAACAGAGGTTGGCAGCTAACCAAGACTCCGACATTGACCCTAAACGTTCGATATTTGGGAGATTTACCCACTCCTACTACTGGGCCTGTTTTTATCCAGTCAGGCATGGGGACAGGGAAAACTAAACGGCTAGAACCTATTGCGCGGGAGGCTATTGCTAGTGGGCGGCGGGTTTTGGTGATTACCCACAGGGTTGAACTTGGGCGGGCAATCTGCAATGCGGTGGGTGTGCCTTGGGTTGAGGAGTGCAAGGGAAGCGTTGAAGGGAAAAACCTGGGGTATGGGTTGTGTGTAGATAGTTTACACCCACTGAGCCAAGCCAATTTTAACCCAGAGGATTGGGAGGGTGCGGTGGTGATCATAGATGAAGTTGAGCAAGTCCTTTGGCATTTGTTCAATAGTTCAACCTGTGCCGAAAAACGGACAGCAATCCTTTCAAGTCTGGAAACGTTACTGAAAAGCGTTCTAACAACGGGAGGATTGTTAATTGCCCAAGATGCCGACCTTTCAAATTACTCAATTGACTACCTTACGGAATTGTCGGGGATTGAAAATCTGGAACCCTACATTGTCGTCAATAAATACAAAGGAAACGGGCGCAAGGTTCATTTCTATAGCCATAAAGTCGAAGCACTCTACAAAGAGATAGACAAGCAAATTCGTGAAGGCAAGCGAATGATAATCGTGGAGGATAGCCAAAAAGTTAAAGGCAAATTCTCGGCAATCAATATGGAATCACACATCCGTAAGAATCATCCCCACGTCCGTGTTATTCGGATTGACTCGGAGACTGTATCAAATCCAAATCACCCGGCTTTTTGCTGTGCAAAAAACATTGACACGGTGATTGAATCGGGTCAATATGACGTTGTGATTGCTTCCCCCACAATCGGGACAGGTGTATCTATTGACCTCAAAGGCTATTTTCACAGCGTGTTTGGGCTTTTCAAGGGAGCGATCGCCACAAACGATGTCCTCCAGATGATGTCGCGGCTTCGGGACTTGGCGGCTGAATGGCATTTATGGTGCGCTCAGTACGGGTGCAGCAAGGTTGGGAATGGGTCATCTGGCGCGCACGTCCTCCTTGAATCTCAAGATCGGGTGACTCGCAAGCATATCGAAATCTTAGAGAAATACGACAGGGCAGGATTTGATATCGACACCCAAACCGACACTCGGCACACAAGTGCATGGGCTAAGTATGCGGCACGAATCAACGCAGGGCAGTGGAAATACCGAGAAACGGTTCTTTACCTATTGAAACAGGAAGGGCATGATGTTTCCAATTCGGATGATTCTCAAATGCGATTTGACGAGGATAGATTAGCTTCTGAAGAAGCGATCGCCCGACAAATGGGGGATTTAGAGAAAGCCGACGATATTCAATACGAACGGGGACGGATTGAAGTCATCACGGACGAGCTTGACAGTAAGATTCAGGTAATCAAAGCCGAGGCGGAGGAGATTCGCACCCAGAATCGGGTGGCGAACGCCGAGGTAATCACGAACGCGGAGGATATTTCGTTCTCTAAATACGAGAAGCTGCAAGACAAGAAAGCCAAAACCCCAGAAGAACTGGCGGAGCAGCAAAAATACTACCTGAAGGACACATATAAAATAGATGTCACGCCAGAGCTTGTCTTAAAGGACGAGGACGGTTGGCTAAAACAGCTACGATTGCACTATTTCTATATGAATCCTGAGCAAGTTCATGATCGGGATGCCAATCACATCAAAAATGCGGTACAAAACGGGGATGGGCAAGTCCACCTGCCGGACATCAAACTTTATAGTGCCTGTGTTGAAATTCTCAAGTTGATGGAACTGGATCGATTCCTGAACGGAGAGGAATTTACTAATGAATCCGAATTGATCCAAAAACTAGGCAAAATCTTCAAGGAACAGGGGCGAGAGATTCGGGAATATTTTAAGGTAGGGCCGACAGGCTTGACCCCGATTGCTCAGATCAACCGATTTTTCAAAGATACTATTGGACTAAGAATGTCTGGGCGGCAAATCCGTGACGAGGAAGGGAATAGAACAAGAGCTTATTCCTTCAAAGGCTTTGAGGATGGACGTTCTGTGGTTTTTGAAGCCTGGGATAAAAATGTAGCCCAATATACCAATAACGAGATAATGGCTGTCACACCAAAACATAATAGAAGATTAATAAAAAACACTGACACCACTAATAAAATTCAGTGTGATCAAATTCAGTGTGATCATGGAGAAGAAGGAACACCCTTTCCAGTAGATATAAAGCGGGGGGAAGAAGCCCAGCGAGTAGCGATTTCATTGACCAAGCCAGAAGAAGCTCAAAACACTCCCAAAGATTGGCAAAATCAGGGGAGTGCGGTGGGTTCCGGTACTTTGGTAGAGGCGGTGTCGAATAGTTGGAAGGGTGTTGTGCGGCTGGTTAAGTCGGTCTTCCCTGAATGTTGGGTAGCTAAGTATGAAGTCAGCTTCCTAAAACGAAACCTCTTGCTAGAAACAGCAGGGAAGGCATTTACAATCGACTCACCCGCCGCACAATGGGTTCATAACGCATTAGACCCCGATGGTGGTGCATGGGCTTTCCAGGGCTACATAGAGGGCAGTACGCAGATGTACACAATCCCTCTGGGATGCCTGGATTTCAATCCATAAAATAGGCAATCGTCTATTGCGGGTAGATATTTTGCGGAGTTTTGCGGAAATTAGAAAAGCTGTTTCAATCCATAAAATAGGCAATCGTCTATTGCGGGCCCAAGCTCAAATTCTTGGGGGGTATATTGACTATCAGAGGTTTCAATCCATAAAATAGGCAATCGTCTATTGCGGGTTCTAGCTCCCCTAGATTAACTGTAGTCAGGTTTTCCGTTTCAATCCATAAAATAGGCAATCGTCTATTGCGGGAGCTTAATCCGCAATTGTTTCAGGCGTTTCTATCGAAATCACCTAAGCTCATTTGATTTATTATAGCATGAGTTTTGGTGGTTTCGGCAACTAAAAAATCGTGAACCCCGTTTTTAAACAAATCATCTGGAATCGTTATGGTGTCTGACTTTTTGGTTTTTTTCTTGGTTGCCTTTTTAGAACAGCTAGGGGTTGCCGAATTTTTATTAATCAGGAATTTATACCAGAAATTATCGGACAATTCCACACCTTGATTGATTGCCATTTGAGCTAAACCTTTTAACTTAATGTTCTGTCCTGAGTTGACATCACGAGCAACGGTATAACCACAATTAGAGCATTTGTGAGTGCGTTGAGATAGCTTTTTCTTCTCTTGATGTCCACACTTCGCACAACATAAAGTAGTTCCCCAATTATCAACCCGAATCACTAATTTTCCGTGTTCCTTTGCTTTGGTTTCTAATAAATCAATAGCTTGACCAATAGCTACATCACTCCCTGTTCTGTTACTTCCTCGTTTGCGTTTTTGACTATTTTTATCGTAGATAACTGTACCATTTTCGGCAACCACTGGATTTCCTTCTGTGTCTAATTTTGCCTTGGCTTTAGCTTTTCGGTAGACGTTGGCGGGTTTGTAATCCTCAACAAAAATCACGTCAAACCAATTGATTAAATTGGTAGAATGCCAGTGATTGAATGATCGGCGGTGACGGGCGATTTTCTCATGAAGTTTAGCAATTTTATTATTGAGTTTCTCCCAATTCTTAGTTTTTCCCTCGTTCATTCGATACTTGCGAGATAATTGTTGCTGCATTTTCCTTAGACGTTTTAGCGATCGCTTTAAAGGTTGTGCAGCCTCAATAGTATGACCATTATCCAATGCCATAACAAACTGATGTCCGGGGTCAATTCCACAACATAACCCTGTCTTCTTGGCTTGTTTGACAGGGACGGACGCAGTTAATTGTATATACCACCCCGACGCTTTTTTGCAAATTTTCATCGGGTTAAAATCGCAACCATACCACCGTTTATCAAATCCAATTACTTCGATATAACCCAATTTTGGAATATTGATCTTACTGTCCTTAACGCCTAGATCCTTAGCGTTGTAATGGATTAAAGTCATTACCTTATCTTTAGCTGTTTTGAAACGTGGACGACTGTGGCGACCCGCTAAAAATCCCTCCCAAGCCTTTGATAGTTCATGCGCTACACCTTGAATAAATTTTGCCGGGCAATCGGTGAAATTAACTTTTCGCTCCTCACCTCTAACTAAATAAGTCACAATCCGATCCTTGTGGTGCTGATGTCCAAATACCTTTAGAAACCCGTATAGTACCGACTTTTTAGAATCCAGTGAGTCAATAATAGGACTATTTTCATCAATGGCGACAGGATGGATTAACCCCTTTTTCTTCTCGACTCGCTCAATCCCCATCTTCCAATCTGGGATCTCAATTCGTACCCATTGCTTGAGCTTGCGGTCGTATCGTTGCAGGGGAGTTGCAGGGACGTTAGACTTCGACAGTTTATCGTAAGGGTTCCACTCGTTAAATTCCTCTATCAGTCCTAACGAGCGATTCCAAACCCACTTACAAACTAGCATCCAATCTTCTAGGGTTCGCTCTTGTTCTGAAGATAAAATGAGTTTAAACTCCTTTGTTCGCACATTTTCGCTAAAATTAGAAGACATACCTATTTAAGAAATTGAAATGTATATATTGACATTTCCATTATATACAACTATAATGGAATCACCGACGTTTAGATCGGCAAGCCAAAAGCTGCCCTTGGAGCCGAAAGGATTAACGATTAGGCGATGAAGAGGGAATATTCTCTAACCAGATATGGTTAGCAATTTTAAAAATAGGTAATCAACTTAAAAAGGGGCTCCGGCCCCTTTTTAGTGGACTCCATCTATTGTCCTGATATTGTCCTGCCCACAAAATCAGAATCAAAAAGGACATCGCAACACCTCAAAAAATATTTTCAGAAAACGCTTGACATCTTTTGGGATGTTGTGTACTATGTTAATTGTAAGGATAAAACACGAAGCAAAGGACAAAACGACATGGCTATTCAATCACTGACAAAAAGATACTTACAACTAAAATCTTTAATGTCCAAGTTCAAAAGCGTCAAGTCACTAATTAGAAAGTGGGCTTTTGAGTTAACTCAGTTAGAAGGGAAAATCGAAGATTTCTACAAAGGAATAACAACCAAGCCCGTCAAACAAGTCGAGAAAGTTGCAGAAACAATCACAATAAATGTTGGCTCACAAGTATTGAAATTCCCCGTAAAAAATGAGGGTGATAGCGAAAAATTCAAAATAACAATCAAAAGTATTCAAAAATTAATTGCTAACGCCACAGCTAAGTGGAGTGATGAATATGGCGAATATTGGCAGTTTAATGGTCGAGCATCTTACGGGGTTATGATGGGTTTACAAGAGATGATGAAAGTTTATAAAAACACATCTGGCAACGGTGGACTAAAATTAGAAGATATGTCTCATACATACATGATTAATTGGCGGTTTCCTGGAAACTTTGTTGGTCAAGCTAATATGGTCTCATTAAGTTGCAGTATCCTGATTAACAATCGCAAACCCTAGCCAATAAACAAGTCACCGGATTTGATCTGGTGACTGTAAGAATAAAACACAACCCTATTATAACCATGCAATGCCCATCCTGCAACACCGCAATGTGGCTAGACGGATTTAAGAGAGGTCGTCAAGCCTACAAATGCCCTGAATGCCACAAACAGCTAACAGATCCCGCACAACAGGGAAAAGCAGGGCGACCCAGTGGCACATCAAAAGGTCGGACTTGCACCCTCTGTGACAAACCCCATTACGCCGGGGGATTGTGCCAAATGCACTACAGGAGGGAGAAACGGAAGAAATAAAAAATATTTTCAGGAAACGCTTGACATCCCAAAAGATGTTGTGTACTATATTAATTGTAAGGATAAAACACAAAAAGGCATTAGAGGTTAAAATAATGATCAGAGTTCAAGACGTTACACAGTATCAAATTAGCAATCTTGATACGTCGTTGCCAATTTTAAGAGTAAGGACAGTTTACGGGAAAACAGAAATCTACACAGGAAATCAAGCTATTAAAAACTTAAAAATAATCAGAGAAGTTTTTGACAGAATCGAGCAGGAATTAAACCATTAACTACCAAAAAGGCACGGGTTTGAATCCGTGCCTTTTAAGTATTCAATTCCAAATCCCAGATAAGAATAATTCCTGTTCCTCAATCAACTTCCATTCCTGCCTATCCTCAAGTAACCAGTCAATAGTCGCTGCGTATGCTTTTAATAATTTGTTTAACGCAGATTTGTTGATTTTAATAGTCATATTTGTGTCCTAATAAAAAGAAGATAAAATGATATTTGCTGCAATAAGTAAGATTGTAAAACACAATATTCTACTTGCCCATTTTGCTATATCCGCTTTTTCATCTCTCAATGTCTCAAGCTCTTTTAGTGCTTCTATCCAAGTTTTAGTAATAATTAATCGGCAATCCTCATCGGTATCATAGTAGTTTTCTTTCATCAGCAAACCAGGTGGAGTCATCCCTCCTGCTGCTTTTGGATGTAACCCTAAATAACTTAAACCTACTGTTATAACGAGAAAAACGCAAATTACAGTTTTAACGTTATTGGGCGAGTCTGGCAAATTAAACAGAGACAAAATACTGGTGACAAAGATTATCCCTAGCTTTATATCAAGCCTACTTATGCTTTTATTAACTAATTTTATGTGATATTTTGTGTAACTATATATTAATTCAATATTCGTGTGTTCCATTCTAACCTCTTTTGATTTTAACTCAATATTCGTGTGTTCCATTCTAACCTTTTTTGATTTTAACTATTGATCCACCACCCGATTTGACGATATTTGGCTATAGGATCGTTTTTGTTGAGCGGTGGCTTGCCAACTAAAAGCCTTACAAAAGCGAAGATAAAGAATAAAATAACACCAGAAGAGAATGTTTTTCCTGGTGTTATTCTTTATATTTTGTTGGTTCTATTTAGAAAGAATGATTATTTTCCCCCCAACGTTAGTTCCGCTTTCCTTAAACGCGCCTGGCTCAATATCTAAGACTTCCGCATCATTCTCGTCTAGGAATTGAATAAACTGGATCTGTTTCCGTTGACTCCCGTTAAACCAGGACGTAGAACAAATCGAAACCAACCGACCACCATCATTTAAACAGTCCCACATCTTTAGGATATGGTCAATATCCTGATTTTTGGTAAATGGAGGATTGGCAATAATCCGGTCATACTTCCCCTCGCTATGATTCAGAAAATCGTCTCCTAGTAAATTGAATTTGAGCTTGGTTTTTTTTAGGATAATGCGATTAACCTCCATCAACTCGTAGCAGTCCACCCTTACATTACAAATGGCGTTTATCGCCCGAATGATGGCTCCTTGTCCGGCGCTCGGCTCTAATATTGAATGGTTATTATCAACCTTCGCTAGTTCAACCAAGTAGTTAGCGAGTGGGGCAGGGGTTCCAAAAAACTGAAATTCTTTCTTGAGATTGCGATCGCCACCATTGGCAATTTCGCTTAATAATTCAGTTGGATCAGTTAAGAAAACAAATCCTTGAACTTTCCCTCCTTTCCACTTGCCACCGATTAAATTAAGGGATTTGGCAACTTCCAGATAAAGTTTTCTTTCTAACTGGTCTTCTGGGAGTTTGACGATATTCCCGTCAACGGTACATTTGGACAAAATATCTTCTTTCGTGGTCATGATTCTTCCTGAGAGTTGTTTTCGGTGCTTTTGATACTTACCATGCTTTTAACTTTGTTACGTTCATCCTCAAAAGACAAATACGTCCCTAAATCCTCTTTTTTGACGAAAGTGATCAACGTATAACCACTGATCTCCTTTTTTTCGGCAACAACCCATCCTTTACTTGCCATCTGCTTCACTGCAAGAGCTATTTTTTCAGGGTTTTGATTTGTATATCCCTTTACCTTTATTTGGACTTTTGAGGCGAAACACCTTTTCGTGATTGTCATATTAATTTAATTCAACTCCTACTCTTTGTTGTTGGATTAGGGGTTATTCCCTATTGCTCCAATTATAACTTAAACCCGATGAATTATCAATGACAACACCACAAGAACAAAAAGAGTGACTAGCAGGGGTTGGGTTTCGCGTGTTACGGGGTGATTAGGCTTTTTGGATGGCAGTCCCACAAAAATCCCTTACAAGAATAAGCCCAGACACCGGACACACAGGGACTTTCAGGGATTTCTAAAAATTCTTTTAGAAATCGCTTGACAATTCCTATGGTTCGAGCTATAGTTAAAAAAGTAGAAAACATAAAGGAAACGGCTGGCTACCCTGCAAAAGTCACCAACCGAATCCCTCCACCTAACACAAGGCTTAAATATTATGTTACACCAAACGAACCACTTAGTCAAACCCGAGTACCGGAACAGAATAATTGTAGCCCAGGTTTTGACTTGGGACAATTACGGACAACAAGAGGTGAGACCGGAAGATATCACACAGATGGCGATCAGCGATGGGATCTTAACCTACCGACTGGGGGCGAAAGCCCACCCCATAGGGGTTGATCAGTTCAACCGCTTCTGGAAAGCGATACAAGAAGCTAAAAAAGCCGAAGCCCAGAAACAAGCCCAAAAACAAGCCCAAAAACAAGCCCAGGAAGCAGCAACCGAACCCGAATGGAAAATTGAACACTCCTTTATAGACTTCGATGATACGGAAGTAGATGTAGTAAGCCGAACAATCAACGGGGTCAAAGAAACACGGATGATGTGGCGAGAAGATAGTCCAAACTTTGACCTGGACTTTGCGATCCGCACAAGCTCAGGTGTGGTGGTCAAAGCCTCCTGGAAGTATGGACACCGCAATTCATGGTTAAACGCCTACCGAGGCCTCTGGACAGCCCGTAACCGCCAACGGAACGCGGAACGGGACGCTATTGAACGGATGGAAGCCGAGCGCAACGATGCCCGATCCTACTGGGAAATGGCAGACGCAGCATCATATTAAGATCCGAGGGGTGAAAATCCCCTCAATAATTAACCCTATTAACTGAAACCATGAACTACAAAGGCTACGAAATCACAACAGAACAAATCAAACAAGGATTTGTGTTCTCCCAACCGTCGTACTGGGTGGTAAGCATCGACGGCCGACTGCAACAGCAACAATTCGATTCTGAAGAAGAAGCGATCGCCTATGCAAAATTCACTATCGACTAAAAAATCCAGGGGGTGAAATTCCCCTTCAATACAACTAACAGCAAACCAAAGGACAATTAACCAAAGGACAATTAACCATGACATCTCAACAATCTGAAACCGAATTTCAACCAATCAAATACCCCAACGGGTTAACCGTAACCAAGTCGATGACAACCCCATCAAAACCAGGCAAGAAACCCCGCGAGGTTTGGACTGTGACAGGGTTAACGCTTAACGAATACCGTGATGCACTCTACGACCTTGGTGGTCGCCCCTATCCCCGTAGCTCAAAGCATAATTTCAACTTCTGGGATGACCCCAATAGTGATATCGCAGCGTTAAACGATAGCGATAAAACATCCTTTGCCGAACAGCAAGAGGGAATGAAAAAACGGGCGGTAGCTCGTTCAGAGCGATATGAGGAGTTAGCTCAAAAGAACTCCGATAAATCAAACGCTTATTATCAGACTTCTAGTGACGCTGTAGCAGGCATCCCCCTGGGGCAACCCATCCTAATCGGTCATCATAGCGAAGGGCGACATCGGCGCGATATAGCCCGTTGTCATAGTGCTATGGACAAGAGTGTAGAGCATCAAAAGAAATCGGAACACTACGAATATAAAGCAGCCGTTGCAGCCAGTAATGCCGAAAGCCACGGCATTGAGTTTATTGGCAACCGAATTGCCGACTGTGAGGCTAAAATTCGGGCTTGCGAAAAATACCCAGACACGCAGTTTTATATTCAACAAAAGAAAGAGGAAGAAGAAAAATTAGAATACTGGAAACAGAAGTTCGATGAAGCTGGCGGGTTACGGGTTGAGATTAGCAAGATAAAGAAGGGTGACTATATTAAGGTGCGGGGTCAGTGGTACACGGTAATCAGGGTTAACAAAAAGACCGTAACCCATTCATGGTTTTATGAAGGCGGAGAATGGAAAAGCCCACACCATGAAATTCAAGAGCATAAAACGGTAGTATAGGGCAAAAATAAATGCAACACAGACTGTACGGATTAAGAGGAGAGGCATACACCCAGGAATATAAACGGTTGTACACCGAGCTTGCTCCAGAGATCAAAACAGAAATTTTGAAACTCAAGACTTCATCGGGGAGTTTCACGATCTACGACTTTGGCAGTTTATGTATGAAGTTTGAAATCCCTGCAATAGTGATGGACGACTACCTAAACTCAATTTTCCCTCCTCCTTCTGATAGCTTCTTTTGGGGTGCAGGGACGTGGGAGAGACTTCATAGCAATGGGGTCAAAGCCGAAGACATCGGGATAGCGTGGGGTGATTAGAAAGGAGATGATCATTTAGTGCCGCCCTTTTTTCGTGGAGGGCGGTGTTTCTATTTTTTGATACAGTACAATTAATTAAACAAAAAGCAAGGAGAAGGCTGTGGAAAACAAATGTCCCAGATGTGGAAGCAAATCTTTCTATTACAATGGAATAAGAAAGCGAAAAACAGGCGACGCACAGCAATATCGCTGTAAAAACTGCAATAAACAATGGATTGATGAACCTCTGCCAGGAGGAAGACCTCCTCTATTGACATCCTACGACGACGAATATTGGTGCCGGAACCATTTAGGCGTTAGAGCCAAAGCCAAGGGCTTGTGCGCGAACTGTTACGCCACTCACCGAAGAAAGGAGAGGGGAAAAGGAAAACCAGATCCCCTTGAGTCTCTATTAGTTTTAAGTTGAGGATTAGCCAATAGAAAACCCTGGTCATGCCAGGGTTAGGGTGTCTATTTTAGGCGATCGCTTATTTCCCGTCACCTAAAACCGCATCCTCTAATTGCTTTAGCCGCGACTCTATTGCCATGAACCTCTTGCTGTCTGGACTGGGATTGGCAGAATTGATCGCTTCTATCCCTGCTTTTATTAAAAGTTTTAGGGTTCGCCCTTGATTGAACTCCAGCATTTTCCCAGGCGTGGGATAACTCTCTAACCCGATTTTCTCCATCTCCTCGTAGATTTCGGGAGGGCATCGGAAATTGATTGCTATAGAAGATTGTCTGTTCATGATGGAATATGGTTTACATTATTTCCCTTATTATAGCCTATTGTTGACATTTTGCAATACATAAGTAAACCAGTAGAGTAAACTGTAATTATGTAAGAAATACTAAATGCGAATGGTTGCAAAAAAGTAAACGGATTAGGTACTATGCAAGACAGTTTTCTGAATTTTAAAAAATTAGGAGCGATCGCATGAATTATTTTATCATTAAAGCTAAAGGTGCATCTGTCTTTTGGACAGGTACTCAATGGCATCATCCAGCTAAAAGATATAAGTCAAGAAAGATAGCTGAGAATGCTATCAGAAAAACAACCAATCACTATGAGTTTAAAAGACGAGAAAAAGAAGTAATAGAAATCAATCTTCCATAAAATTCAACCCCGTAAAGTTAATTTACGGGGTCTGTTATTATTTCTTTTTCTTCCAACTTTTTCCGACTTTATTTAACAAGCCAGGAAACATTCTAGTCCAAAATATTCCCCCTATAGCAAAAGCAATCATTGTGGCTTTAGTCGGTGGATCACAATTAAAAGGAAACCCACCAGCCCTATTGTCGAAAGTTTTATAACCAACAATATTGTCATCGTCAATATCGGCAGTTTTAGTAACTAGCCTTAACCAATTAATAAATAATTGAGGATCGGATTCAAAAACCATTTCAACAATCCGATCCTCAATCAATCCCAACTTTTTCGCATCCATCATTTTTACCATTTAGAAGTTTGACAAACGGTTCCCCAACCCTCAAAAATTTCCTCAAATCTTTGAGGTTGCAATCCAAAATAAAACAGAGTTTGGGAGAACCTGTTTTGGTCTTGTTTTTTTCCTTCCGCCGCCCGTTTGGGACTGTAGAATGTGAGTCGGGTTGAGGGTAGGCAGAAGCGATCGCACCGATTCAAAGCCTTTTTATACCAGGCTGTACTGTTGTCAGTATTGGTCAACAAGAATGCTTCCGCTTCCGTCTCGTTCAGGGTTTGAATCAATTTGTCAACAACCTTCTCAACAAATCCCGCGCTGTAGGGAGGGTTTAACCAGAGTGTCTTAGCCCGTCTCCAGTTCTGTTTAAATCCATCATCTTGAATTGTGAATATCTTTTGAGCTTTTACCGTTCGGTTGGCAAGTTCACAGCTAAAAGGGTCTAATTCAGGAAATCCATAAAACTCATGGACTAAATCAATCAAATCAGACGGGGTATAATTTTCGTTTGAATCAATTAATGATGGTTGTGTTTCAAACAGACAAAGTTGTTGTATAATCATTGTTGTTTACTCCTTTTGTGTTTAAAAGTATCTGAGATGCTCTACAAACTCAGATACTTTTTCTTTATTATAAAGTATTAGAGATTTTTTGGCGGTTTTGCTATGTTTATTTTATCATTATTAGTGATAAAATAGTTTTTAAAATTGAGGAAGTAAAAGTGACAACAGAAACAGCACTAACGGAAATAGCTACGCCGTCGATTGTAGGGTATTTACTCGACAATCAAGGGAAGACAATTAAGTGCAAAGCAACGATAAACTCAAAGGGATATATAGTTTTTTATCCCGTGGACGAGGAGTGCGATCGCAATGCCAACAACGACTGATTATGTTAATGTTTTCGTGTTATAATAATATTGGTGGAAAGATTCTCTCTTAAAGTTACCCGGCATCCGCTTGGTGGCTTTTTGTTTTATGGGTTTGGGTGTTAGAATATTATTGGAGAGATCAGGGGGAGAAATGCCAACGACAACTGATTATGTAAGCTCGGTTTCATTGCTCCCAACAGTGGAATTTTTGGAGTTGGTAGCTAAGAAGCAATGGGACTCAACCGTTAGTTATGGCCTAGGAATATCAACTATTGTCCCGATGTTTCACTCCACAACCAACTCGGAATGGCTATGCCTAAACTCTGAAGCCGAGTTTTTGAACTCACCCATAGGGACAGTATCAATTAAAAATCCCTTTGCCTATACCCGACCGGAATCGTCGCCCGTTTATGTTGGCTATAACGATATTTCCATCCCCTCTACTAAGGCAAATAAAGCCAAATCACTCTATTTGTTCAGGATAGATGAAGATGGGATAAATGAAGTTATTATGGTTTCTAATTATGATAAAAAGGATCGGAATGTTACCACCGCACCGCCATTGGATTGCTTCTCTAGGGAGTGTTTAACTTGGTTTAGTAGCGATGTTGATTGGTTTACGGGGTTCGGCGTTACCTCTCAGTCTCTGGCTTCGTTTGTTGTTAACGACAATGGGATTATATTAACTAAGTCTAGCGATATCTTATCGGGGGTAATTCCTGAATCGGTGACAACGGTTGACTATACAAATATTCAGGTTGTTAACACAGTCTCCACTTTTACCCCTTGGGTTTCTATTCAGTTATCAACAGGGGTTCAGTATATGGGTTCAGAAGATGATAAAGCTAATATATTATTCTTGTACTCAGTAGATAAAGATAATGATTCCTTGGTGGCATTTGCTCATGGTTATACTGCACCAGTGAAAATGCGAGCAAGCTATGATAACATTGAATCACAAATTTATTTTGATAGCAGTGAAATTATAATAATATGAAAATAAATGGTGCTTATAAGTTTAGAACGAAAGCCAACGTTTTCCCTAGCTTTAAAATATGCTTTTTGGGTCAATACCAGGACAGAGAGAGTGGAGATACAAATTTCTATTTTTTTGTTGCAACCCCTGACAAAGAAATAGAAGAAGTCACAATAGAAAATTCTTATTCCGAAGCTTTTTTTACCCCCAAGGTCAAGGAAGTTTATTTTCAGAATATAGGGAATCAAAAAACTGACTGGGTGGCAACTTATACCTGTTCGTGGGATACATCGCTAAACGAACAAGAAGGAGAATTAAAAATATTGTTAGGGTATAAGGTGGGAGAAACGGCAACAAACGAAAAACCCAAAGAATACAATTCTATTGAAACCGACCCAAAATATTTAGTTAATACTGTGGCTCAAAGAAAATTCGGAGCGCTGGAGCCGATAGGAGGAGGAGATTTTGTTGGTTGTTTTCCTCTTGGCTGGCAAAGGTATAGAGAGACTGCCCATAATACAGGGGGTTATCCCTCCTATATTGATTCTGCTACCGTTTATGTTAATGATGAACTGTACGCAGAAAGCTCTAGCTCTGTTTCGTTTTTTTTAGGTGGGGGTGGTTATACAACATCAGGGTGGAATACTGATGTTAAAGTATATCCAATAAGTAGTTATTTCTATTTTTATAATAACTCAGGATTAACAGAAGAAACATTAACCCCATCATTCTCTTTGAATAAGAATTATTCAAGATCGTGGAGGCAAGACTTTACTATTCCAGAAAGTGGGTATATTGATATATCTTTTGATCTTTCGGGATCTGGATTGATTTACGAGGAACTTGGTAGTATATATGGTGGGCTTATTAATAATATTAATCAAGACCGGATATTTGGCCCTGCGACAATAAGCAACGACTACCTCCCAATACGGACAGCAAGCTTAAAATATAAATATTGGCTAACAGACTCAGATTCGTTTTTATCGACATTTACTGCCAGCCACAACTATGCAGGGAATGGAACAGCCAAGGGGAACAATGCTGCTCAAAACATTGATTTACAGTATAATGCCGTATTATTCAATAACTGGGATTGCAAGACTTTTTCAACCTTTTTAACAAGAAATCTTAATTATTCATTCCTTATAGAGAACCAAGAGTCGGCTAGTTTTAGCGATATCACTGGCGGCACAACACTTAATTCTAGTTATTCCTCTGATTACACGACATCAATTTATTTGGTTTCCTTGGAATCTGGTACAAAAGAAAAGATTTATGAATGCAGCGTTTTGGCTACATCTTCATCTTTTTATTCTCATTACCAATACGTCAGAAGATACTATACCAGACCTCTATTTCCCTGGGATGGATACCGTTACGGTGGTATCAACCAATTCAACCCAATAACAAATATTTCTTACGCTTCCACAGATGGGTTTTGGGGGGGTGTGCGTAGTTATTCCTCTCAAATACAGGAGGAGGCGATGATGCTATTTTTAAAGGCTATCTCTCATAGAGACAAAAGCACATTAAGAGGGGATTACTTGTATTATGTTGAAAACGATGTATTCGATCCTATTAACACCTTTTTGACACAAGAATACACTGTAGATGTACTGGTTTTTGATATTAAGGATATTGAAAAATATATCAGGAAGCAGGTAAGGATGAAGCCGTCAAAGATACCCGAAGGAATGGAAGGCTTAACTATTACAAAAATAATGGCCATGCAATATTTGGAATGAATTTTAAGTTGATTACAAGTCACGCATAATAAAGAGACTTAAACTCTCAAAAGTTGGCATCCGCCGACCAACCTCGGCATCCTCAGAACATAGCCACCAACTACAAAATGATTGGACTTGATGCTGTTCGGCTATTGATATCAACTCCGACCATAGCCCATTACAAATCGCTTTATCGGCAACGGATTTATACCATAAACTCGCCTCTATAAAATGCACGGGAACATCAAACATCTCAATAATTTTAGATAATCTGGTTAGGATCACCGGAGCATTATAGGTTTTCAAATGAGTTTGAATCCCTACCTCAACAGGAAAATCCTTAGCTAATTCGTGGCAGATGTTGGCGATCGCATCCCATTTATTGAATAGGTGGGGTTTGAAATCTCCCAAAATTAATCGAGCTTTGGGGTTGGCAATATGCGCGACTTCACAATATCGCTTTAGGTTATCAAGTTTATAACCAGGATAGCCGACACCTAGATCGTCGGTAAATTCATTTGTTAATACCCATTCATTAATCTTAGGGAATTTTGCAACCCGTTTTTTTATCCATTGTTCTATCGTTTCACAACCGGAAAATGGACAGGGCTTTTGATGTTTATGCCCATAAAGGAATTGCGCTCGGATAATTTTATCTGGGAAGTCCAGAGGGTTTTTAGTCCCGTTCCGGTCAACAAATAACTGCCAATGGTAGCCAATCACAACCCCGTCAAATAGCGTTAAGTCCAAAGGTTGTGAACTTCCACAGGTAAATTGCAACACTAACTAGATCCCCCCTCTCCAATTGCTACCCAACCGCCGTTAAAAACATGGTACAAAATACCTGTCGAGGTATCTTTCCACATCTCTCTCGCACTATTGGGGGTCTTAGAAACACTTGCCGGGGTGTTAGTGTGTACGCGCATTCTGGCATCTGTCTCTACCCATGCCGTGCCGTTGTAGACATAGGTTAGGACTGAATCATAGTTATTGACCGCCCCATTCTCTTGATATATCCAACGGGTTCCAATCGCAGCCGCCCCCGTTGGCGTGGTAGTGGCGACAACCGTAGAATCTCTGGATATAAACCATCTACCTCCGCCCGTGGCAGTGTAGCAACTTTTACTATTTGCTGTTGAAGTCGTGTCGGTTTTAGCTAATGCTAACCAAACTTTTTCAGCAGAAGCATAGAAGACAATTCCATCTTCTAAATCAGTAACACTTAAAGCCACAATCGCGGCTATATTCGCCTTTGAACCCATCCAAACCATTGTCTTAAATCTCCGCTACGGTTAAACCTAAAAACACCGATACATCCCCAACACTCGCACTATTCCAATCATTTATTAATCCAGAGTTCCAATTATCAATTCCATGCAAATCCCAAACTAAATTAACAGGGGTGTCACTCGCCCAAATTTGGAGAGCTTGACCCGTAGTTAGCAAGATTTTAGTCTGCAACTGGAATGGAAAACCCTGGTCAATTTTGGCGTTAACCAGGAGGGGTTTTATTGTGAGGTAGGCATCTACTGATGTCAGGTTAGATGCTATCCCACCGATAACCATTGTGTCCTGAGTTGGGGTGAATAGTGTTGTCGGCTGGTTTATTCGTTGCCTAATTGATTGTGCGATCGACATTGTCTTCTCCCCTAGCTTTTCTGATTGCCACACCCGTCAATCGGTAGATTTCTTTACTACACATTCTCACTATGTCATTAAGGATACCTTCCTTCTCGTCATCGTTTACACCCCACCCTTTAAGCTCAACAACTAATCTTTCTAGTTGTTCAATATTTAAAGGGGGATTTTTTTGATATTGTCCTCTATTTTCCACTCCCCACTACCTCCTTGAAGTTTTTCCCTGCCGAAAACACGGGGACAGTAACCGCAGGGATAATCATTGTTTCACCTGTTTTTGGGTTTCTTCCTTCTCTTTCCTTCCGTTCCCGTGACTGAAAAGAACCAAAACCAACCAATGTTACCTTATCTTGATTAGAAACCGCTTCCATAATCGTATCTAAAGCCGCTGTCAACACAGTGCCAGCTTGTTTTTTAGATACGCCAGCGCGTTCTGCCACGGCATCCACTAATTCACATTTATTCATTGATCCACCTTCAGCTTAGTAATTAAGTTAATAATATCACAAAACCTAAAGGACATGGGAGTTTTCTGTGATTCCAATTATTTTTATTCTTTCCCGCAAAACTTCTTTATATTTTTTCATCGCACTTAATTGGCAAAGTTGCCTCTGTCTTTCCCCATTTGAGACGCGATTCAGTGCCGGGTTGGAACCGATAAAACTTGCTAGTTTTTGAATCCTAGAATCAAGTTCCTCTTGCTCTAGGTATATATCACTCGACTTATTCATTGTAAACTAATAATTTGAACGAGACAATGGTGGGCTAGGTCAGGGATTACCCAGACACACAGCATGAAGCAGACGTTCACCCACCACTATTATTTTAACATTTTACTTGATTTTTGACCGATTGAGAGAGGCGGAGGATCTGGATCTCGGCGATCGCCCTGGGCAATAAAAAACTTCAAACACACCCCACGCCCCTATCTTACCGATGAAGAATTAAAACAGGAATTGTTTGGAGTATTAGAGGAGAGTTGACGAGATAAACAGATAGAATCCAAATCAGGAGGGTGGTCTATTCAACCATCAGCATTAAAAGTAATGCGGCTTCATTGCTCTTAATAAATTTGTCCGTATCATATCATTTTGGGTTACTTGCAGGATAAAATCTCGCATCTCATCAAACCCTTCCCGTATTCTCCCTGAATCTATTGCGAATTGGATTTTCATATCGACTTCGGCTTTGATTGAGGCTAACTGAAATTGCTGTTCTAAAGACAATGCTCCGGGTTCTTGCTTTGCTTGCATAGTTTATCCCTTTCAATAGATAGTGAATTTACCCCTATCTTATCCTGTGGATCGCTAAGAGAAAGATGTTATTGATACATTTAGGTGTTGCCCTAACGAATACCGTGTAACACGCTAACCTTTGTCGGGAGGGTAGGGGGGTCTTTTTGGGATTATGTGTTATAGTGAATATGGCTTAGGCTAGAACTGCTCTCGCACCACACGCAGTTTAGTTCAGTCCTTGGCTCCTTAACTCTTTGTTTTTCGATTTATTGTCCCAGGAGAAATCTTGGGACACTTTTTTGTTTATAGGGGTTGAGTTTTCCCTGGTGTTTGAGTTATAGTTAAAGCAGGAAACAAGGAGTAAAAAGCAAGGACACATGAATTGTTTAGACTGGATTAATTGGCGGAGCAATGGCTTCCGCGACTACACCGTTAATTTCCGGCTGTGGCGAAACATCGTCAGCCGCACAAACCCCTACGATCACCAGATCATTGCTTTCTGGTATTGGTTGAATTATCCCAGTTCAGAAGGTGATGGTTGAAATGAAAAAAGCAGCGTCATGGCGAGATCATGCGATTTCAAGGATATCAAACGCCCTCCTTGAATATGAAGCACAATGCGCTTGCTTAGGGGAAGAAATCAACCCTAAAGACGCACGGAAGTGGGTAAACGACCGCTACCCCTTCGGAATTAGGGAACATTCCCCCTACAAGATATGGCTTGAGGAACTGAAACTAATTGAGAAGTTTCTCAAGTTGGGTGAGCCCGCTAAATACTATTCCCATTGGCGAAATCATGTAACCAGTCGAGGTGAGTCAGGAAGCACTCGCAAATCCAAAGCAGTAGTTTACGAAGGTCAATTAAGTTTATTTTAGTCTAATCAACACAAAGGAACAAATGGAATTATTAACTTTCAAATCATTCAAAGAACAAATCAAGAAACTGTTTCCCCATTTCCACGAAGAAGTGGAGATTCACGCTGCAAACTTAACGGAATCAGCATGGGAATCCATAACGATCTTGTATATTGCGAAGTTTGGCTACGACGATCCGAATGAGCATATTGTTGAATACGAAACAAGCGGGTGTTTTTATTACCACTCCCAGAAAATTATTGGGGTTGGCAAAACACTCTCGGATGCCATAGAAGATCATCGGGTAAAAGCTAAATCTAATCTTTCTTTCCTTTCAATGTCCAAAAGTTAAGCCAGATTACCGTGTAACACAGCAATTATGGCTTGACGAATCCAAGAAAGTGAGTTATGTTTAAAGATAGGAAGTCGCAAAACCAACAACAGCGAGTCCTATCTTTTTTATATCAAAAACAATGGCAAATCCAACACCAAGGCAACTAGAGTTTTATTTCAAAGGGAAGTGGAACAACCTCCCAACAAAGGTCATTAGGCTCCCTGAAGTTTTCCATAGGAAAACTTACGAATTGTGTAAACTTCTCGACAATGGAATTGATCCACTCGCAAGAGTTGAATCCGTGCCACAAACCTCTCCCTGGACAATGGAGGCGGTTCGGGACTGGATGGTTCACGAAGATCGGGAACTGCCTGAACTCCTGCCGTTAGAGCAAATATTAACAAAAGCGATCGCCGATGCCAGGGAACGGAAGATTGACCGCAGACTGGAACGAGCCGTTTGTTTTTTGGCTGACCGATGCGACGGAGCCAGGGAACATGATGGGTGCGGTTTTAATACCTGCGATTCCCAGTTTGGGAAATGGATTGCGGAACGAGTGCGGAGTGGTAAGCATCTATCGGGAAATATGGCAAAAGCCACACTCAAGATGCTGCAAAAGTATGTCCGGCAGTTAGAGAATAGCGGGTTAGTTCTACCGGAGTGGGAAGCGATCGCCCACCAATATCAAGCTACACCCGAACCCTCACAAGAGGAAAAGCCACCAAAACGGATTGAGGTTATCGGACATCGGCTCTGTGTTTTCCATCCCTTTGACGGGACGGGAGCATTCCAACAGAAAGCTAAAACCGTCCGAGGCTATAAATTTAACGAGTTGAATAACAAAGGATGGTGTTATCCCCACAGCGTATTAGAGGACTTAATTAAGGTGTTTCCCCAATCAGACTTTTACTATGACGACGAGATTCAGACCATGATCCATTTAATTGAAATCAAGAAAGCCGAAGCCGAGGCGGAACTCCATGCCGAAGCATTAGGAAAAGCAACCCGAATTATGGGGTTAGTCGAGAAGGCAAAAATAGACCAACCTCTCTCAAATGGTTGGATATTGCGAGACTATCAACAGAAAGGGGTTGAGTGGCTCCTGGCTCACAGCGAGGGCGGGATTTATAAAGGAGGCATTTTAGCCGACGATATGGGACTAGGGAAAACCTTAGAATCCCTAGTGGCAGCAAAAGCCCTACAACGGACGCACAACTGCCCTGTGTTTGTGGTTTGCCCTGTATCTTTGATGGAGGGTTGGCGACGGGCAGCTACAATGGTAGAGGTTGAGGTAGAGTTGTTTTCTAATCACTTTAGTCAAATCCCTGCACCCTTAGAAAGCGGGGGTTTTGTGGTAATCTTTGACGAGGCACATAGCTTTCAAGATCCCACATCAAAGCGGACAAAAAAATTCTTGAATTTATGCCTTGCCGAGAATTGCATCGCCGCATGGCTTCTGACCGGAACGCCAATGAAAAACGGACGACCAATTAACCTGATGCCCCTTTTGATGGCGGTTGAACATCCCCTCGTGCAGAACAAACATAAATTTCAGGAGCGATACTGCAACGGGCATCGGAAGGTCATTAACTCCTACGGAAAGACTGTCTGGGACGTGACCGGAGCCGCATTCTTGGACGAACTTAGCCAGAAAACCCATGACGTTATCCTGCGGCGGACTAAAAAAGAATGCCTCCCTGAACTGCCACCAAAGACCCGAATCTTTAAGCAAGCGGAATTAGAGAAAACTCGTGCATCTGAATACCATGCCGAGATTAAAGCCTTAGTTCAAAACTACAAAGACCGTGCCGATGCAGGGGAGGTTGACCCCTCTGCCGAGGCCCTTGTTACCCTGAATATACTGCGAGGAGTGGGGAGCCGATACAAGGCTGACAGCGCCATCACACTCGCCCAAGAACTGCTAGAACAAGGGCAGCAGGTGGTGATTTTCACCGAATTTATTGAGAGTGCCAAGGCTATCAATGCGGCGCTTGGGGGTGAGCTACTTATTGGGGGAGTAGATCCATTACTCCGACAGGATATGGTAGATCGGTTCCAAGTCGGGAGAAGTCGGGTGTTTGTCGGGACAATTAAATCCGGTGGGGTAGGTTTGACACTGACCGCGGCATCAAACGTAATCCTAGTGGATCGGGCATGGACTCCAGGTGACTGTGAACAAGCCGAGGATCGGTGTTATCGTCTCGGACAATTAAATGCAGTCTTCTGCCACTGGCTGAAATTTGGGACGGTTGACGAGGCGATTGACTCGTTGGTTGGCGAGAAGCAAGAGCGAATTGAGATTGTCTTAAAGGGCAAAACCCACACTATCAAAGCATCCTCCCCGATGGAATTAGCCAAGCAATTACTACAGATTTTATAGGACAAGATTAAACCCGCCATCCTAGTTAGGGAACGGCGGGTTAATTTTCAGTTCTTTTTGCTTTTAGCTGTTCTCTTTTCTTTAACTTTTGCAACCCTCTCTGGTATTTTTCGAGGGATAATCTCAACGTTTCCCCATAACCACTGGGAATCGTTAATCTCCTTGAAAACCAAGTAATAGCGCGGAGGTTTTCCTTCTTGTAAAACGTGCAGTGTCGTTTCCTCACGATCTGCTTCTGGGTTGTACCGAGTAGGAGAAATCTTACAATAGTATGAAGGACATCCAATCCCCTCCTCTACTCCCTCTCCAAACTCTACCGGGGGGTTGGCAAGAACATAAGAAACCTGTTTATACATAACTTGCAACTTATACTTGTAACACGCGAAACCTAGGCATTTAACTCCCTGTCCAGAAAGCAAAATTAGGGAGCAAGCCGAGCTTTCCCTAATCTATTTTTCTCATACCAAGCTGAAATCTCAGGAACCCATTCTTGAGTATGGGCCCACATCATTTCAGAGAGTTTTTGAATCTCTAACTGGGCATCTTTTTTGAATCTTAAATCGAGAAAATGTAACAGTGAACGCAGGTTACAAGACATAACAAAATGCTGTCTGAAATCGAACGGGATTAAACCCCTGGCGTGTTCTTCACTCATCCCAGACTCAATGTTTTGTTTATACAAACCACAAGCATCTACACAGTGTTGTAAATGGATTTCTCTTAATTCAGGTGAATAATAATATTTTTTCCCTTGGCGGTCAACATATTCACCAACAGGTCTTAAATAAAAAACATCTTCTAAATCACGTTTACCATCAACAACATCAATGATTCTTTGGCCTGAGTAACGCATCGACTCAACGCTAAAAGAAATATGCCTATGTCGGGTTGCTTGCTGCATGACGCTATGGGGAAAGTAGCCAACATTAAAGACAATATAGGCAGTTTCGGCACAACTCCAATGCCCTCTATCACCTGCTAACAATCTTTTGACTGCTATCTCGCCACACTCTTTTTCTGGGGGGATTGATAAAATCCCCCCAAACACATAATTCTCGCTATAACATTGGTGCAATGCCAGGTAAATCATCTGTTGGGGATTAGCTGTTTTCGATAAAACATCAACCTTGAATCTGTCCATTAATCTCCTGCTCTTTTGTGCATCGTAATCATACCATTATATCATTTAATCACCCATCCCAAAATAGCCCACTTCCCAAAATGTCCATAACTTGTCCCCAAAAAAAAGTTTTAAAAACCCCTTGACATTTCCTAGGGTATCGGTTATAGTTAGGAAAGTAGAGAACAAAGAGCTAAAACGACCATGAACTATAGAGAACTTCAACAATCCTTAAAAGCCTACCGTGCATCGGGTTTGACCATAATCAAACTCAATCAAAAAACGGCCGTTCTTCAGGCCGAATATAACCGGATTCAAGCCCAACAAGCCCAACAAGTCCAACAAGCCCAACAATTCCAACAAGCCCAACAAGCCCAACAAGTCCAACAAGCCCAACAATTCCAACAAGCCCAACAAGCCCAACAAGTCCAACAAGCCCAACAATTCCAACAAGTCCAACAAGCCCAACAAGTCCAACAAGCCCAACAAGCCACCAACGACTTACCAGACAGCCTCACCTTCGGGGTTGAAATCGAAGTAACCCGGCTAATAAGCCAGGAGGCGATCGCACAAGCCCTACAAGCCGCAGGGATAGCGGCTGAGGTCGAAAACTATAACCATGTAACGAAGCGGCACTGGAAGGTCGTAACGGATGGCAGTTGCGGCTACGAGGTCGTAAGCCCCATACTATGGGGCGAGAAGGGCATCGCCGAGCTTCGGAAGGTTTGTGAGACTCTAACCCGTATAGGGTGTAAAGTAAACAAGCATTGCGGACTGCACGTCCACCTGGGGGCGGACTTCCTAGGGGTCGCACGGGTTCGGAACTTCGTAAAACGCTACGTGGCGAATGAGGTAAACCTGGATGCCATCCAGCCTAAAGCACGGCGAGGATCGGCGAACCGATTCTGTCTACCGACTTCGGAAACAATGAGAACCCATCTCATTGATAACTGCCTCACAATTGACGAAATGCGTCAATTACAGCACAGCCGATACAGCAAGTTGAACTTGCAGAGCTACCGGAAATACAACACCATCGAAATCCGGCATCACGCCGGGACGACCAACGCGACAAGGATAGAGAACTGGGTAAGATTTTTAATCGGGTTCGCTACAACCGCCACGCCCGAAAACGCCACGAACATCGAATTTAACGAGATGTTCAACAACAATAACATCGCCACCTTCTACCGCCGACGGCGCGCCGCACTCGCCGCATAGCCGCATAGCCGCATAATAGACTACGGGTAGGGAATCCTACCCTGTCCTACCCTATCCTACCCTACCCTATCCCAACCCCCTATCCCAACCCCCTATCCCCTACCCCGCAAAGGACAAAACAATGACCACTAAAACAATGGCTTACAGACTGTTTGATGATTCGATAACCGTTACAGGTTCACCGGAACAGATCACCGCCGCCCTATGGCGAAATTGTGTACGAGGCTGCCACTCCCCATTACCCGATGTCAAAGCCTATATGGAATGGCAGAAGCGGGTTGAGGTGAATTGGTCGGGCAAAACCCTTGACACAAGCTCTTACGATGCGTTTGTAGCCTCCCTCGTCACGGTGGGGTTCCTAGTGCCTATCAAATAGCCAACGGCTCCCTACTCCTGCCGTGATGCACAACGGTACTCCATAGGGGGAAGTCATGGGGCAAATGACCGATGTTGAAAACCAGATGAATGACGCTATAGGGATCGCGTTGACGAAAATCTAGTAAGCACACCCTATAGCACACCTAAAATAGTATGAGGACGATAAAATGATGTCATCAACAAAGTTTCAAATTGATTATTTCTTAACAACATCAAACTATATTCCTATTACCGAAGCAGGGTATCCCAACGGCTGTCAACTAGGACTAGGGGAGACCATTGCCTTCTTTTCAGGGATAGACTCCCGTGGATACACCATCCAAGCTGTCTACCGAGTCTCTGGGGTCGCAGATGACCCCGAACGGGGAGTGGTTGCCCAATTGCACTATATCGGGCAAAGTTGACCCCATACCCTATAAACCCTCTACAGCCTCCTTAAACCTAGGGAGGTTTTGTTTTGCCAAAAACCTAGGGAGGTTTTGTTTTGCCAAAGTAAAGGATAACCCCATTCGTCAGTTTAGAGGGCAATAATAGGGAATTTGAGGAGGGTTGACACTGGTTTTAGTAGATTCCCATTGTGACCATCCCCTCAAGCCCTCAAACCCCGTCATCCCCGTGTGGTTTTCAGCCCTCCCATTAGATCTAATGGAGGGGGGATCTTTATCCTTCTGTGTCACACCAAAAAATTTGTCACAGTGAATTCTGTCACACTGAATTCTGTCACACTGAATTTTTATCACAGTGTTTTTTATTAATCTTCTATTATGTTTTAGTGTGACAGCGATTATCTCGTTGTTTGTATCATAACCTGATACCATTTTAAGGATTTCTTAACTATCTCCAGAAGCCACACCCCATAAAGGTTAGAGCCATTTTACTGCTGTTGAAGAAAAAATCATATTATTTAAGAGTCCAACACCTTCTCCTCTGTCACACTGAATGCCATTGGGTTAAGGTTACGGGAAATAATAGCTTTACCCCCACTTTACCCCCATGACACACTGAATAACTTAAACCCTATGAAACATGACACACTGAATAACTTAAACCCTATGGCACTCGTTCAATTTCTTAGATTTTGATCTATGTGGACATCCTTAGAAAAAAATGTCCATCTTGTCTTCTTTATTATTAGGGAAAAACACAAAAAGGGTGTTATCCCCGCACTGTATAGCCTGTAGCCCGCTTGATGTCACGGTCTGGTATTGTCCCCGTCGATTTAGGGCGATCGCCTCCGGTGTTGACGCGAAAATAGCGGGAGACATCCTATAAAACCCATTTAACAATTCCCGAAAAACGGAAGGAGATAAGGTTGCAAAATGGGTGCAATTAGTAGCACACCCCCTATATCCCAAAACTTGTAATTGCCTTGATATTGTCCAGTGGATAGTCTGGATGGTTTCTGTAAATCCGTTCTCTGCCATAAAATCTTTGATTCTGGGTGACTCGATCAACTACATACACTTTGTCCCCTTCTCTTTTAATCAGTTTGCGGACATTCCTGAGATACTTGATCTCCCTCACTACGACGTTTTGACCAGGAGTGTGAAAGATGACGGAATAGTGGCTGTGGGCTTTCATAATTGGCGATCTCGCCTAAAATCAATTCTAATGTTATAATTAAATATCCCCACGATGTTTCCGCATCCGGGGACGTGAGTTCACCTAAACTAAAGACAAGAGGCAAACTATGTCAAATCTTATCACAACCAAATACAATAACGTCGCTATCTCTACAAGAGATTCCGATGGGTGGGTCAACCTGACTCAGATGTGTCAAGCCGATGGAGTCAAGTTTAACGACTTCCTCCGACTAAAATCTACAAAAGCCTACGTCTCAAGCATGGTAGCTGATACGGGGATTCCCGCATCACAAATTATTGAAGTTGTCAAAGTGTCAAAGGGAAGTTTTCAGACGGAAGGCAATAAGGAAGTTGGGGACACCCTGAGATTGCACTTTTGTTAGCTCAGTGGATCAGTCCTGAGTTTCATCGGTGGTGCAATGCTCACATCTTTGTCCTGTTAAAAGACGGTAAAACTTCCCTGGACACCGACCCGTTTGCTCGGATGCTGGAAATCAGGGGAGAAAACTATGGCGATCTTGATAATCAGATTTTAATTGATAACCGCTTCGTTAATATCGAGGCTTACTCTAGCTGGTCTGTTGACGCGGAGTAGGGACAACAAAGCCAGACTCCGGTGCGATCGCCACAAGAAAAATCACCCTACCACTCTCGACTCGTTTGATGATTGACTAACGGCGATCGCAATCGCAAACCAATTTAAGGCATGACTTTGGTTGGTATTGTGGTAAAATCAATGGGTTAAATAAAATCTCGTTATGTCTTTCAATGAAAAACAGTAACACCTACCTGATCGCGTTTATTGTAGCCATTTCGGTCTTGACCCCCTGGATTAATGCCATAAATCTCGCCCATCACTTCTCTTTTCAAGGGAAGAAGGTTCAGGTTCTTGAATTGGTGGCAAATGGCGAAACTGGCGAAACCCCTAAAACAGAAACGAGTCCGAAGCGTGGCAATGGGAGACGTGAAGCATAAATGGAAAAGTTAAAAGCCTTTCTCAAAGCCCGAATCATGGGGAAAAGGCTGTTAACCATAAACCCTAGATCGGTGCAGTCCGAGTTACAGCTTACCCCGTTAGAATTTTGGGAGTCTATGGATCAATTAAAAGCCGATCAACAGATTAATTTCTACCAAACTAAAGGTAGTAGCGTAACCATCTATCCCGCAGCTATTCTCCTCGAATGAATAACTGCCTAAAATGCCAGATCCCTCTCAAAAAGAATGGGATGGCTTCTGGGAATAGACAAAAATGGAGATGCCGAGACTGTGGGTTTAGTTTTACCGAGAATCCACAGCTAGGGGGAAGACCTCGGATATTTGAAGATCACATCTTGACCACTGCCGAACAAACAGCCCGACACCGGAAAAAGAAAAAGCTCAAGTTAACGGGATTATTGGTGGAGACATTAAAAGACAAGGGAACTATGTCAATAATGCAGATAAAGTAATTTGACATCCGCCCCGCCGTAAAACGGGCGGGGATTGATAAGTTTAAATAGTGAATTAATGCAAACTACCCCATTAACAAAGTTTAGAAATGAGCTCCCCAAGTTTAAAAGGCAAGCTCAATAGGGGTTTAATCCTAGGCTTTTTAATATTCAGATTATTTTAAATGTTATAATTAATTAGTCCCCAAGATGTTCTCTCATCTGGGGACTATTCAAATTTAAGGAATTATATGAATTATAACATCATTCCGTTCGACTACAACGGGGTCAAGATTCAAGTTCGGGAATCTGACGGATGGATAAACCTGACCGAGATGTGCAAAGCCTATGATGTGAGGCTCGACAACTGGATGCGGTTGAAAAGCTCAAAAGCTGAACTAGAAAGCCTCGTAAACTCCCCCAATCTTAACTACCTCAGATGTGAGGGAGTTAGCTCAAACCCTTACGGTGCAATCCTTGAAACAAAAGAAGGGAAGAAAGGTGGAACATGGGGTCATCCGTTACTCGCAGTCAAAGTTGCCCGATGGATTAATTCTGATTTTGCCAACTGGCTCGATGCTCATAGTCTCGTTCTACTAAGAGACGGTAAAACTTCCTTAGACACCGACCCGTTTGCTCGGATGCTGGAAATCAGGGGAGAAAACTATGGCGATCTTGATAATCAGATTTTAATTGATGACCGCTTCTATGATGTGGACACTTATTCTACTTGGACTCTTGACTCAGGGGAGTAGATAGCGATCGCACCCTCTGGCATTCAATCCAGAGGGTGCTATTAACCATTAAGACTCCCGTTGGCTTTAAGTAGGCGATCAGCAACCCATCTATATATTCAGTTAATCAAATACTCAACACCCCTTTATCCGCAAGATGATAAAAGGGTTTATCTTGTCAATCAAGCCGACCGATAAGTTTTGGTTCTATACCAGAGAATGCTTTGAACCGATCTAAAATTACAGTGCAGTATTGTGGCGATAACTCAAATCCGTAAACTGTGCGATCGCCCTCCATTTTTTGCGCAGCCATTAATGTGGAACCACTCCCTAAAAAGCCATCGTAAATTAGATCCGTGGGTGCACTGCTATTGCCGAGAGCGTACTCAATTAAATCCAAGGGTTTCATCGTTGGGTGTTCACGGGATGCGGTGGGACGGTTAAAGTTCCAAACGGTAGTTTGGGAGCGATCAGCGTACCAATTGTGTGCGGCTCCAGGCTTCCATCCGTAGAGGATGGGTTCATGCTTCCAGTGGTAGTCTTGTCGCCCAAGGACGAGGGATTGTTTAACCCAAACTATTGATTGTTTATATAGCCAGCCCCCTTCTCTCATCCCACGCCTAAAGTTCTCCCCTTCCGTATCGGCATGGCAAACGTAAATCGCGGCTCCAGGTTTTGCTGCGTTACAGCATGAGGAGTAATATTTTAACAGGAACGTATAAAAATCAGACGAGGACGCGAACGAGTCGTTTTCAATGGTGAGCTTATCCTTAGTTCCCCCTTCATAAGCCACGTTATATGGTGGATCTGTGAAAATCATCCCTATCTGCCCGAAGCGATCGCCCAACAAAGCCCGAAGATTGCCCTCAACAGTAGAATCCCCGCAACCCAATCGGTGGCGGCCTAAGCTCCACACCTCGCCTGGTTTAACACGGGGTTCAACTTCCTCAACGTTGTCTAAAAGTTTCTCAACGGCTTCTTGATCTTCCTCTTTCTTTTCGTGGGGAGTTGATTCTCCTCCACCGCCACCTTCGGTTTCCTGTGATTCAGCTAACTCGCTAGTTCTACCTTCTAACTCCTTGAAAAGATCCTCTAACTTCCCAGGGAAACAAAAACTTTCGAGATCAACCTCTTGGGATATTTCTCTCAAGATGTCTATGTCATAGGTAGAGGCATCGGAAGCGTAGTTATCAACAAAGGTGTATCGCTCCCACTGCTCCTCTGTTAGCCCCTTCCTTTGAACTGCAACAATTTGATCTCCGGTTGCTTCAACAATCAGGACATCCTCCATCCCTAATTCCCTGGCTTCGGTTATTGTCCCGTTACCAGCGCGAATGATTCTATTTTCGTCAATAACAATACTGCGACAAGCACCAAATTCCTTGAGACTTTTGTTAATAACAGAAGCCGATTCAGGGGTTCGCTTCCGAGGATTCCGAGGTGTCAATTTTAGGTCGGCAATATCAACTTGTTCGATTTTGGGTTTCGTCATAAATCAATAATATCTTATGGTTGATTATGGTGTTCTGTCTATGTTAGCATCTAATTGTCCATTTCGGCACGACTCGGAAGGAGTTCGGAATACTTTGAACAAACCTGATAATACAAGACTAGACCTTTTGATCAAAGCAGTCGAAATTTTAGTCGAGAATCCATACTTGTCCAACGTAAAAGTTGCCAAGTTAGTGGGGTGTGACGAAGGCTCTATTCGGCGATGGAAGAAGTTGGATATATGGAAAGAAGAAGAGCAAAAAATATTAAAAATAAGAATGGAGGTAGCAGGAAATATATTATCAAATATCGCAAAAGGTAATCAGAGTGAGCAAAGAAACCAAAGTCATCAGGATACTCAAAGTCATCAAAATACTCAAAGATATCAGAATACTCAAGGTGTTCGGGAGCAAAACGAGGATGTTAAAGATTTTGATCGGACTGACGTATTTGAAACAAAGAGACGGATTCAGTATCAAGCCAACCTAGAGAAACAGCAAGACGACTTAAAGTTATTCCTAGAGGCAATCAAGGCAACGGGTGTCCAATCGCTAAAGTTAGCAAATAAAACTTATACCGAGTTAGGGAAAATGGATAACCCTGTCAAGGCTTGCCAGCAGGGGACAAAGGCAGGGGTTCATTTTCACGTCCGTACGGGGATGGATGCAGTAAAGGAAGTAGACCGACTCATTGAACGAATCTATCAAATAGATCGGGTTCTTGAATATATGGAACAACAAATTGGGACAGATGATTATGATTAACTTATATGGGACTACGTGTAACAGGCGAATCTACGGGAATGACAATACAAGAAAACACCCAATTAATACAGGGTGTTTTTGATTGATAAGATAACTCTTAACTATCGGCGTTAAAACCATCTACAATCCCCATCAAATCAGGAATTAAAGATTGAATCTTTAAATATTTTTCCGATAAAGCCCCCTCCATTGCCTCCAGCCGTGCCTCTATGTCAGGGTCAATTGTCGGGGTTTGTCGTGCCTCTAGTTTGGCAATTCTGTCCAGCAGTTCAGCGTAGCTTGATTTGGGCTTTTCAACCTTCCTCTCTAGTTTTACCTCGCCATCGGTTAAGGTTTCAATCCCACTAATCAGGATATCTCTGATCGTTTTTGATTGGTCATAGTTAACGCTCCCCCTGTTGTTAGGGGCTGTGGGGTAATGTTCCCGTCCGTAGGCTTCTATTGCAGTCAGAAGGTCGTCGGGACATCGGAAGTTAATCAGTCTGTTAGCCATAGGTTCTCTGTTTTACTTTGTGGGTTAAGTATAACACAACAATTGGGAATATAGGACAAATAACAGGACAAATAACAGGACACATAACAGGACACATAACAGGACATATAACAGGACATATAACAGGACATATAACAGGACATATAACAGGACACATAACAGGACATATAAGTAAAACATTATGTTTTATGTCTTACCTATAGAAAAGTCTGATGTAAAACACCTTGACAAAGTAAAACAAATCGGTTATAGTGTTATACATAGGGTAAAAAAAACCCTTAAACCACTACGGAACACGGAACCTTGAAATTATGAATAACCAAACAGAACGCTTCTTAACGTTTGCATCAGAAAAAATGGTGACAGTAGAAGGCTTCTACTACTGTTTCAACGATACCGGAATCGAGTTTATGCCCTCTGATAGTGAGTTATGGTTAACACTCACCTTTGAAGGGCAACTGGAAACCACCTATATCCAATACGAGGGGACTAAATCAATAGTCGAAGTCACTGAAAGATTCCCAGAAGATGTAAAGGTTACTGAAATCATCAAATGGTTAAAATCGAAAATTAAATAAATCCTAAAACCCCTCCCTAGAGGGGAGTTTCACCCACCTATAACTCAACTGTCTTACTTTTAAGTAAAACCTATAAGTAAGACTAATCTAAAACTACTTGACATCTGTAAAGCATAGCTGTAAGATGTAAGACATCAGAGTAAAACAACCAATACAGTTTAACCCTGATAACGCAACACAACACAACACAGTCACTACATATAAGGACAACACAATGCTGTTTACTCAACACATCAACGCTTTGACCGCTTCAGTCGATGGTATCCAATCTCAAATCGAATCTTTAGAATCACAACTCAGAACCTTACGCAGTCACAAAGCAGGATTTGAGTCTGAGTTGCAACAAATCCTAACCTTAGAAGGTGCTGCTGAAAGTGCTTTGAATCAATCCCAGATGTTTGTAAATGCAGCCGAATCGTTGGGACGGACTGACTTGATTGAAACCTTCTGGGAGTCAATGGATGCTATGCAATCACCCGTTACCTATCAACTCCCAGAATCACCCGAACCCGACACCGACACACCGAAACCAGAACCCATTAACCCGATAGAACCCGATACCGATGATACAGACACCATCACGGTTGACCCTATCCTAGAATCACCCGAACCCGACACTACACCGGAATCAGAACCCGACACTACACCGGAATCAGAACCCCGTAACCTTGCTGTTGAGTGTGCAGTGTTTAACCCTTCTACTGCCGATTTTGACAACCTCAAAGCATGGGTACGGAGTCACCAGGGGGATGATAAAACCCGACTACAAGGAACCCTAACCCGGCGCACAACATGGGAATACGCCGCCAAATTGATTCTTGAAAATCTAATCAGATAGGGACTTCTAACCTATCTGTAAGACTTATAAGTAAAACATATAGTAAAGTGTTTTGCTTATAAGTAAGATTGATGTAAAACTACTTGACATCTGTAAGACTTTTAGTTATACTGTTTTACATAGGGGTCAAGAAAACACCTCTTAAAACAACAGAGTCAGAAGGGCTACTTTCTCAGGGACGCCCAACCGACTCCAATCAACCCAATAAAGGATCTAATCTAAATATCATGGTAGCTCAAATCACGACCGCAATCACCACCGAGATTGTCGCCTCTTACACATCAGACTTCGACGGAATCACGATTGACACAATCCAAATGACTTACCCAGACGGGTCAACGGAAATCCGATACGGTTGGACTGAATTAATGGAAAACGGTGGCACAGTCCACTTTATCCGTACCGAGAAGGGGAGCGTCCTTAACGGGAATTGGGCAACGGTTCGCTCCAACAAATGGATGACAGCTTACAAAACTTTAAAACCCAAAACAACCCAAGCCCGACCCGTCCCTGTGATTCGCTCCTATGCAGGAAAAGCCTTCAGTTCAGGACGGATTAAAAGCAATCCAGACCTCGATATTACAGAAGCACAATATCAAGAAATTATGAGTGATTATCGGGTATCACTCGGTTTGTAATTAATAAATTCCGGGGGTGAAATAATCCCCCTCTCCTAACACTTCAAACCACTTCTAAGGTAAAACAATGCAACTTCAAACCCCTACAACTGCCACTAACACAGCGATTCTACCCAACACTCCAAAGGATTTAAGAGTCGCTCTAGCATCCGGTCAAACGTTAGGAATTAACCGCCCGTTTCTTGAGATTCAAAAAGACTTATATCGCAAAGTTCCTGATAGCTATTATCAGTTTAAAAGTAAAGGGAACACTCAGATTATTTACTTACCTTGGGAGCTTCTCTCATGTTGCATGGATTACATTACCCCCGGATGGGAGAAGTCCATCAGTCTTAATCAAATCGGTGAACGGGTGACTGTTGAGTGTACCATCACGATTCATAGTTCCGACGGGTCATTCAAACGGACTGCCACAGGGAGCGACACTCTACTCGACGAGGGATATGGGGGGCCTGTAGTTGATGCAGAAAGTCAGGCATTCAGACGAGCCTTAGCTAATTTTGGATTTTGCTCTTATTTGTGGGATCGAGAAATTAGCAATGCCTTGATTAAAAGAATCAGAGGCTAGGAATTAACCAATTGAGAGGGATTAAAACCCCTCTCACCGCCTCAAAACAACACTATAAAGGACTTAAAACAATGACCGCTTATGATATGTTGTTTGATTGGGAACGCGATTAATACCCCTAGAACAACCGAGACCTGAGCAAGTCTTTAAAAGGCTCAACAAACCATTATTTATTTAAGGTAAAAAAAATGAACAGAAACTACATCGCCAGCGTCGAACCCTTAATCTTTGACACCTACGAAGAATTTAAAACCTGGATAGGGGAAGAGAGCAAAAGCCCTAGTTTTATTGCCCCAGCTATGATCGGATTTCCTTCTAAAAAGGAGAGCGATAAATTTATCTTAAATTACAAACCAGAATTAACTTATGACTGTGGATCAGTCAAATACAACAAAATCTGGGGGAATCAATTCCTCTAGCCAATATCTGGGGGTGAAATTCCCCCAATTCAAACAATCAACCAAATCAACTAAAAGATTAAATCATGGCAACAAATTCTCCCGCATCAAAAATTAAATCTAAACTAAAAAAAATATTTCCTAATACTAAGTTTAGTGTAACAACACCAGATTATCGCTCTACCAAAGTTCATGTTAAATGGGATATGGAAATCGGTAGCAGTCTAACTTGGAATACAATCAAAGCTGTTACAGATAAATACAACACTCATCCAACAATTAATAATTCTAGTGTTGAGTTATTACCTAAATTCAGTAAAGAACGAAAAGATTGGACGTTAGAGTGTATCAAAAATCTTCCCGTTGAAGGTGAAGAAAAATATGATGAAATAAAAAGATACAACCACTACATCAAAAATGGTGTATGTAACAATTTAGATTAATAAACAAATCAACCAAAGGAAAAAAATATCATGTTAGATAATTTAATTGTCGGTGGCAAATACACAATACATTTCATCTTTGAACAGTTTTATAAAAAAACTGAAACGTTAGTTTTAAACTCGTTTCATTATGAAATATTTGAGATTAAAAAAACCGATTCAGGATTGCTAATCAAATGCAAACGTAAAGGTCAATTTTACGAAACAGAACTTAGTGCCATCGGTCATTTCATAATTACAGAAAATTGGGTTAAAAATCCAAAGATTAATTGTGAAAAGCTCAGAGGTTTACCACTCAACGAGATTCTAAAAATCAAAATGAAAGAGATAGGTATTGAAGAATCTGATTTCTTGTACCAACAATAAACCTTTATGGGAATTGGCGATCGCATAACTTCAACTCAACAGAAAGGAGGTGATGTTTAGACGAGGATCATCGGTCATCTGGTGTTTGTGTAAGTAAGACGAATCCGGGGTAGGAAAGACCCTTGAACTACCCTTTTTTTTAACAAATTAACAGGAGGATAATGAGCGAGTTTAGGGGATTTGTAGTCAAGAATAGTTTAGGTGCGGTTGTATTTTCAAGTTCAAGACACAGCGAAGCTAGAAAGGAATGTGAAAGGTTAAACCTTCTAGGCAATGACAAGTTTTTTATTGAAGAAAACTGGAAAGGAACCCCGACATCGGTTATTACAAGGACAAGGAGAACATGAGAAAAACAATTACAACACAGACAATTTATGGACTAGGAAAAGCTCAAGCCACAGCTAGAAAATGGTTGGCAGTTAACCGACTTGATGATGATTATTGGGGGATAACTTATATTCCGTTTGGGGTACGTTTTCCTGGTTGGTTTGCTACAAAAAGAGATGCGATCGCAGCGTCAAAAATAGCAAGGAGAATATTCCCTTATCCATTCAAAAATAACGAACACCTGATGCCAACAGAAGCGCAGTGGTTTGAATCCCTAGAAGACAATCAAATCAATTTTTATAGATAGGAGAAATCAATTGAGAGGGTTTAAACTCCCTCTCCTAAACTTCACCAATAGGACTAAAAACAATGCAAAAATCTACTTTTAAGATTGCCACAAAATTTTCGGATGCTACTCGCACCGAACCCAGAAAACCTATCGAATACACAGAGGTAGAAGGGTTTGTTGTCGGGAATTGGGGAATTACTAATCATGGGGCCGGGGATGGGGGAATTACTAATCATGGGGCCGGGGATGGTTGGGTCGTCTACCATATTGTTAAGGGTTTGCGATTGTCCTATCTATATTTTGAGTGGGATAACGCCGTCGTTGTTTTGCAGATGACCGTTAAATTATTTGGGGAAAACAACGACGGCGAACCGACCTCCGATAATTATAAAAAATCCTGTGATTGGGAGCGCGAAGCACGCCTAATAGCGGCCCGCGATTGTCTTTATTTTGATGATGATTGCGATAGTGACGATGATTAATTGATTTGATTGTCAAGAATAACCAATAATCCCTAGGGGTCAAGCTAACCTCTAGGGATTAGTTTTATTTTACGCTTGTAGCGATCGCATTCCCTACACTTCCCAGTAAGATAGCTCCACTAATTACGGGAGAGGTTAACCATTTGCTGAATAACATTTTCTAATCTTGGCTCCACTTGTTTCTTAATTGATTCCCCCACTTTTTGATCGCCGTTTACGGTAATTGGAATATTTATTGTTGGAGAGATTGTCGTCTGCCCTTTCTCTGTGACTTGTTGCAACGCCCGTAAGAAGTCTGGGGGAATACTAGGGGATAAAACGGGAGACAATGCGGAGGGGAGTTTTAGAGGATCTGTTAATTGAGGAGAAGGTACTGATCCCCCTCCAAGTCCGCCAGTAAGTTTGTAGATTTCAGAAGATGCGCTACCTGTCGCACTAGAGAACTCCCCATCCCCTCTTATGCTCCGCATTGTTCCCTCTGCGGACATCCCTCCTGGCAATCTTCTGCTCCCTTTTAATCCACTTTCTCTGAGGGCTTGCTCTCCCGTCGCTGCGGCTCGACCCGTTAGATCGCTTACGCTGCCCACTCCAAAGCTTTCATTCAGAACATCTTCCTTAATATCGTTCATCCGTTGTCGTCTCAAACCTCGATTGGGGGTATTGTTAGCAAGTTCTACCTGAGCAGATCGGATCATCCCTTTACTTCTATAGTCTAAAGCCTCTCTCTGGAGTTTGAAAACTTTTGACTGGTTAATATGTTGTTTCCGTAATAAATCCAAGTTTTGCTCTTGGTAGCCAACGTTCTCTCCTGCTATATCTGCCGCTGTTTGCAGGTCGTCTAACTCTTCTGGGGTTGTTCTAGGATCTTTCTTGGCTGATTTAAGAGCATTATCAGCTTTTCTTTTTTCAACTTTCGCATCATTCAACGCCCTTCTAGCAGCTAGTTTGTCCCGTTCTATTTCAATATCTTTCATTAATTCTTGGGATATCAGGCTTTGTCTATCAAATTCAGCTTGTTGCATAGCTGATTTTAATTTAATAGCCGAGATTAATTCAGCGAGTTGTTTTTTCTTCCGTTCAGAGCGTTCTCCTTGGACTAAAGCATCTAATTCCCCTGAGTAAAAGCTACTAGCCGCGTCAAACACCCCTTTTTGTGCGTCCTGTAATTCCGAACGCATTTGAAGGGCTTTATTGAGAATATCGAATTTCCGACTCTGATTATCTAGTTCGTTATTCTGGCGTTTAATAGTGTTCTCATAGGCCTGTGCTTCCTTGTTTAACCCTGCTTCGTATTTCCTTACGATTGCATCAATCAACTGCCCCTGAGCCTCAACCAACTGCAACTGGAGCTTAATTTTCTCGCTAGCATCCGTCTCTAAACTAATTTTGGTTTGTAATGTTCTAATGGCTTGCTGTGCTATTGTTAGATCATATTCTTCCCCAAAAATCTTCCCTTGGTTTAGCAGGGTTTTTAAGGCAATTATTTCCTTAGTATTCTTAATCTCGGTTTCGGCAATCTCTAATGCTGCCCAGGCTTCTCGTTCTTCCCTGGTAGCTTCCTCTAGGGACAGCCTTAACTTGGCTTGCTTATTGACATCTTTTTCTCGGCTAAGTTGAAATTGCAACTCCTGAACTTTATCGGTAGCACTTGAAGCCCCTTCTAGCTCCCTGAGTGCGTTACCACTACTAATCTGCTTTTCTATGCTTAATAATTGAGCATCATTCTCTTTGGCGATGTTCCCTAAAACGGTTTGAGTGTGGGCATCCCAGGCTTCCTTCTCGGTTTTCAACATCCCCAGGGATTGTTGGAGTTGTTCTTGTCTTAGCTTTCTGATTTCAGTTTGTCTATTAGCCTCTAGTCGTGGGTCTGAGAGTGCGGGTTGAGCTTTTTTTGCCTCTAGTTTTTTAAATGTGTTATTGTATTCAGACTCAAGAGTTTTGAGGTTGTTTTTAATATTTTCCTCGTCAATTAAGTTCCGATCACCTCCAAATTCATTAAACGACCTCTGAACTTCATTTTGTCTAATTAATTCAGCTTCTTTAACTAAATCAACAGTTTTTTTAAGTTGTTTTTCTAGTGTAGAAAGTTCTTGGTCGTAGCCATCCTTGATTGTTTTTTGACGCTGAACTTGGAGTTTTCCGATTTCGGCGTTGACAGCTTCTCGACCTTCTTTGTCAGTATCCGCTAACTTCTTTAATTTGTTCTGTTGTTGCCTGATTTGTTCATCTAACCCCTTGATTTGTAATTGTGATTTTTGGCTATTGTAGTTTTCCTCTGTGGATAATCCTTGAGCAAGATATCCCTCGATGATTGACTGTTGCTCCTGAAAGTTTTTAACCAGTTCCTCGTTTCGTTTAGATCGTTCCTCTGCAATGGCTTTAGTGATATCCGATTCTATTTTCTTAATTTCTTCCCCTGCTTTTCGGACTGCTTCAAGATTTCCAAAGGATTGTTGTTCAGACTGAATCCGTTGTTGTGCTGCCTTGCGTTCCTCTAATTCCTTAATTGTTAGTTCGGTGGTTAATCTCTCTGATTCTCTAATTCCTATCTCCCCATTCTTTTGTTGAGACTCTATTTCGGCTTTTTGTTTTGCGATAGTATCGGATCGCTTTTTGCTTTCCTGCTCAATGACTTTAGTAATTGTTTCCTGTGCCTTGCGTTGAACCTCTTGATCTAACCTTGTATCATGGGCTAATTGACGGAGTTTGCTAGTAACATCCCTATCAATCGTTTGCCCCATTTCTAATAGAGCCATGTTAAACTCAATAACCTCGGACGCTTTTTTCTTGAACACATCCTGATCTCCAGATGGTTTTAGAATTGCATCCATAGCTTCATTTGCTTTTTTCTTTAACTGTTCTAACGCTGTTCCTAATACCATTAAATCTTTTGGGGCAATAACCACGTTAGAGGAGGCTTGGGCTAATGCCGTTTTTAACTTTTCTAACTCGCCTATTTGAGATTGAATATTAGACTTGTTAGCATCCCCTTTGACCGTTCTTTCTTGTTCTTTTAGTGCAGCTATCTGATCCTCGATAAGTCCAATTCTTAGCCGTGCCTGTGTTTGCAATTGCCGATTTTTCCTGTATTCTCCATCCGTTAATCTAATACCTAATTTATCAGCTTCCTGTTGCTTTTTCTGAGCCACAGACAGTTTCTCAAGGGATTCAATAGCCAAATCCCCGTATTCCTCTGTTCGGGTTGCTAGTTCGGTTGTTGCCTCCGTAGAATCGTTTAAGGATTGACTATAAAGAACGAGTCCAACCCCTCCCAAAACCGCAGCCACAGCCAATAAAGGTGCTAATAGTGCTGCGGTTGATAGTACCAATCCTTTTATTGCAACACCCAATCCTCCGACCGTCAAAGTCCCAGCAGCCGCAGCCGATGACAATCCCAACAATGAACTCGCGGCACTCCCAGCACTTGCAGCCATCCCAGCCAAACCAAGGGAACTTAATACCCCCGACAAAACAAAAAATGCCGTGGTGGCACTACTTACAACACCAGCCAATTGAATTTGGATGAAGGACAATATCGCAGGGATTAATTGGGCGCGGAAGGCGATCGCTAAACCAGTAACAACAACTGTTGAGGTAATTAAAGCGGACTGCCACGATCCAACCAGAATGTTGATAACCTCACCCAAACCCCCGGCAACCCCTCCGAGAACCTCCATCAAGGCTTTATTCTGAAGAATAAATGTGTCAATTGCCTTAAACGCAGCAAAGGCGACAACCGCAACCCCGACACTCTTGAGGACATTCCCTAGTGCGGCGGTTGCAGCCGTGATTAGGGTCACAGATCCGGGTATCAGTTGGAGATTGGCGAATAATCGCGCCGCTCCTGTTGCACTAAAAACAGAAGCTCCCCCTAAACTTGTGAATGCTGCTACCAATCCCCACGCGTTCCTTGCTAACAACAGCAGTAGTTGCCCCACGCCCGGAAGGAGAATATTCCCCAAAACCCCGAAAGCGGAGGTAAGTAACTTGACCCCAAAAACGAGAGATTTAACCTGTAGAGCAACTACTAAAAACCCACTAGCTAGAGGTGCTATAGCCCCTGACAAAGCCGAAAATAGATTCAGTGCTGGACGCAATACCGCCATTGTGAATCCCAGCCCTTGATTCAGTGCCTCCAATGCGTTCGCCAGAGAGGTAAACAAGAATAGGGGGACATCTTTAAAAACCGTCACTACATCCCCCAAGACGGTTTTAAAAATAGATTGAAAAGCTAGACCCGCGCGAAGGATCTGATCTGTAACCTTCCCTGATTCGCCCACCAACATCTCAAGGTTCGTTTGTAAAAACTTATAGACTTCGTTTAGGGATTGAGTCAAAGGTGCTAATAGTTTTTCCCCCGATCTTTGTCCTATTAATTCAAACATCTCTTGAATGTTTGACGTTACCCCAGAAAAACTCTGTGCGGCTAATTTATTTCCAGCCCTAAACGCAGACAATCGTGTGGTTAATTCCTGAACTAAAGTCCCTTGAGCCTTCCACTTGGCAACCATCGTGTTAGTTATTCCTAACGATTTAGCCAAGATAGAATTCATGTCAATTGTTCCTAGGAAAATTGATTGAATCTCTTGTCTACTTTGATATAAAGGAACCTGTAATGTCCCCAAAGCGGCTGCAAAGTCAATGGTTAGACTCCGGGCATCGCTTAGGGTAGCCCCGATAGGTGTAGCTCCTTCTGCGACCTGTTGAAATATTGGGATTAATTGCTTTGACGTGACCCCAACTAGATCAATAGAATCAATCCTTAACTGTCTAATCTGATCATTTATAGGTTGATTGAGAGCTAAGATAGCCTGGGTGGGATCTTTAATCTCAAACCCATTACTAATAATTTTTGAAGTTGCTGCCATCGTTGATGCGACCGATAGCAACTGCCCTTGTAGTTCGACAGTTTGTCCAATCAACAAATTAAACGGGCCGTTAGAAACCAACCCTCGAAGCGTTGACATCCCCTGCCCAAAGAATCCAATAACTGAGGTCGTCTGAACAATTGAGCTTGTCACTCCCCCAAAAGATTCACGGAATAAATCAAAAACCTGCAAAGGCTGACGTAGACCGAGGAGGCTTTCCCCTAGATCCCTGATTACATCGACAGCCTGGCTGGCGTTTGCTGTAATCGTAATGGTAGTCCCGCCAAATCCTGCCACCATCTAAAAATCCCCCTTTTCCTTGCTATGATTAAGAGACAGTTTTAATTAAATACTACGCATTGGTTTAATTGCATTGGTTTAATTGAATTGTAACAATAAAACCCCAAGAATACCTGGGGCTTTATTGTTCTCCCTACTTGTTAGGGAAATTAATTGATTGGAAACGAAGACATCTCAGCGTTTAATTGCTCTATCTGCTGTTTGATTTCCCGAAACCGTGATTCATTCAAGGACGAGGCGTTATGGACATTCCCCTTAACAGACACTTGAATCCCCCCTAATAGTAAAGCAATCTTCTGATCTCCAAATTGTTTCCCAATCTGGTCTGCGGCTTGTTTCAATAGGGCAATCTTTTCTAGGATTTCAGTGGAGGATCTTTCTTCTGAAGGGAGAGCTTCAACTGCGGCAATCCGTTTGTCGATAACCGCCACTACTAACTTTGCCACAAAATCGACAATCTGATAAGTGTCAATCAATGGGTAAACATATCCCTCTGAGGAGTAGAAGAAATGTTCGGGGATTGAGGGACAGACAGCTTTTAAGGTGTTGCTAATTTTATTAAGCGACTCCGCGCTAGTGAATCCATCTTTTGTGCCTTCTATAGCCCAATTCAACATAAAATCCACAGGTTTTTCCAGGGGATACTCAACACCGTCCAATACAATAGAAGCCATACATTTTAATCCTATAATTTCTTAACTATTCTATCAAAAAATTAGTATTATTGGAAAATTCAAACAATTCACCAGAGAGGATGTGAAATTAGTGGGGCGTTTATTCTGATTGACCTATTAATTTCAGTTCCCTTGCCTAACTACAGAATAGATAAAATCAAACATTTCTGGATCGTTCTTAGCTAGGTAAATAGGGTTCCTGTGCATTAATTCTAATCCCATTGATAAAACCTCTGTATTATACATATTACTCCCGTACACTTTCCCTATGTAAGGATGTATCCATTTATCAACCTTGGTAACTTCGTAATCTTCGTAATTAAGTGGATGTACATCTTTTAATTTTACTATCTCCTCTCCGGCAGTTCTTCTATTATAAAAATTAAGCACCTCTTTGTGTATTAAAGGGGAACGATCCTCTATCCAATGCCCAGCTTCATGTATTAATGTTGCTTTCTCCGTGGTTCCCATGTCGATAGTCCCCGTTTGCCAGCAACAGCTTCTTTGTCCTTGTTTTATTTCACGAATAGACAATGTACTGGTTAACCCTGGAATTTCAATCATTCGAGAAAGTTCTTCTATCCCATCCTGATATTCTTTTTTTCTCTTTTTATCTAAAACTGTATTGTTAGTATTGATTTTTGTGGGATTATCCACATAGATTAATTTTCTGGCTTCTTGAAGAATTGCCTTAATTCTTTCGTTCGTCTTGGCTCCAGTGTAGTATTCAATGTTTTCATTTGTTAAAAATTGAGCTATAACCTTTTTAGGTAAAAATCGGGGTACGGGAGGGGAATTGTTTAAGTCTTCCTGTAATTTTAATAACTGCGCTCTTTTCCCTTGTGCTTCGATCATCAATGCGTCTCGTCTTCCCTTCCGTTGTTCCAATAAAATATCTAATTCTGCATCTTTAGCCTCTTTCTCCTTTCTTTCTTTCTCCCATTTCGCTCTAATCTGATCTGCTTTTATTCTAAGTTGTTCTGATATTGTTCTGAACTTCTCATCTACCTCATTAGCTTTTTTGAGACGTTCTTGTTCCTCTAGCATTACCTGTTTCTGTTTTTCTGATTTCTTTACTTCATATTCTTCCCTTTTTCTTTGTACTTCCTCCCATTCCTTTATTAACAAGGGTTCTGTTATTTTCTTGAGTTCATCAGCTTTTTTAAGAAATTCTTTTTCTTCTTCGGGTAAAATACCTGGTTTCGTTGATCGTCTTAAATATTTTGCTCGTAATTCGTTTAATTTAAAAAGCCTTTCCTGAGAGAAATCGTCCTGAGCATTGGCTCTGCAACTTTTCTTGATATTGATACAAATACTTCCACAATTATAGGAAGTTGGCTTTACACACTGGGCTTTCTCCCTTTTCGCTCCCCCTGCATCAATTCGGTAAGAATAACCTGCTGAGAAGTCTTCCCAATTCTTTAAATCAACACCCCGACTATCAATTCTAGGGGTGAATGGTTTATAAACAACCGACTTCCTGTTTATCTCAAAACTAAACACACGAGATCTGGTTAAGTCCTTAAACCGCCCTGTTATCTTTTCATTTTCCAGGGTTCCAGGATCGAAATCTAGCACAATGACCGGAGCATTATAGGCAAATGACATTGACAGAATTTGACCTATTGCCAATCTCATCTGAGCTTCGGAAGGTGCCATGTTAGGGGCAAAAGATTGAACCATGATTTTACTTAATAAACAATTTCAGACTCATCAACAACTTTCCCGTTAATTACCAAAGGAGGAGGAGCAATAGGTTGATCCATCACTGTCCCATCAAAGGTTTTTGCTATCTCGGTGGCAATTAACCAATCAGGATCGGGAGTTGCGGGGGAATTAAGCCAGAAGAAAGGCGAGTCCGGGTCTATGGCTGCCAATTTCTCCATTGCTAAAACATTGTTCAGGATCGAGGCATAATGGGGCGTTGAGGATGTCCAAACTCCATTCTCAATAACTGCCACTACACCGTTGATTTTGACGCGATAAGCCATGTTAACCTCTTCTAACTACCGAATAAATAAAATCAAACATATCGGGATCTTGTTTAGCAAGTGCGACTGGATTCCTATACATTAATTCTAAACCCATTGAGAGAATTTCCGTTGACTTGTCAGGATAAACTTTTCCCATATAAGGACGCATCCATTTATCAACCTTTGTTATTTCAGTATCTCTATACGATTTGATTCCGGTTGCGTCTCGCATTTTGACCGCTTTTTCTCCCTTTGTCCTGCGATTGTAAAATTCTACAACTTCTTTCTTTATTTCTGGGACGGAGTATTCTATCCAGTGACTTAATTCGTGAATAACTGTACCAGGGTCATCATTCCCCATTGACACGGTTTTATCTGCATTATTATAATAACTTCTCTTATCTCCCTCTGGCAAGCCTTTGACATTAACCTTACTCGTTAAACCAGGAATTGACACCATTAAAGACAGTGATTGAATCCCCTCATCCCATCGGGATTTATTCTTTTTATCTTTTACTTCAATGTTAAGATTTGTAGGCAAATCGACTTGAACTAATTTTCTAGCTTCACTTGAAAACCTTTTGAAGTCTTCTGATGCAGCCTCTAATTCCCTTAATTTACCTTCACTTAAAATATCAGCCAATGGCGGGTTTGTTTTTAATAGTTTATCAATTTCTTTCTTTGTTCCTTTTATTAATTTGTTTAAGTATTTCTCTGGCTTTCCATCGTCAATAGCCTTTATAATAGCACTACCTTTGTGTTTAGAAGGATCAAATTTAGATATAAAATCCTCTGACATTTTATCTAATCGTCCCCTAACTTCTTTCGCTTCTTCTAATAACCTAACTTTTCTTTGTTCTGGGGTTTCTGGTTTATTTATTGGTTTCTCTTTAGCAAGCGAAGGAATGTCGGGGGTGAAATCATTGATTGACTTTAAGTTATCGACACCAGGAGGAATAATAGGATTGGATTTAATAGCCTTTTCTTTTGCAGACCTTCTACTAACGGCGGTAACGTAATCAATTCCTATCGCTTTTAGCTTCTCAAGCCTATCCTTTGACCTAGAATCATTCGGAACTATCCTGCAATTTTTCTTAACATTAATGCAAGATAGACCACAATTATAGGAAGTAGTCTTTACACATTGAGCTTTCTTTTCCCTCTTGTCTTCTCTATATTTAATCATTTTCTCCTCACAACACTATAAATAAAATCAAACATTTCAGGATCATTCTTGGCTAGATATACCGGATTCCTATACATTAATTCCATCCCCATTGATAATATTTCAGAAGCATTTTTATATTCTTTGCCCATATAAGGATTTAACCATTTATCAACTTTTGTAACCTCATCATCTCTATAGTTCTTGTTTCCTGTGACTTCGCTCATCTTAACGGTTTTTTCCCCTGCCGTTCGCTTTTCGTAAAAAGATTCAACTTCTTCTCTAATCCCTGGCACTTTCTCCTCTAGCCAATGACTCATCTCGTGAACTACAACAGCAGGGTCAGGATTCCCCATATAAACATTATTTGTTTTCGGTTTGTAATAGCTTCTCCCTTTTCTTTCTGGAGGAGCATCAACTATATTAACTGGAGTATCCAGCCCTGGAATTGAGATCATTTTTTGGAATACCTCAACACCTTTTTGATGGGATCTAGGAGTTCCGGTTTTGACGGATGAATTCAACTTAGTTGGACTATCCACTTCTACCAATTTTCTAGCCTTCTCTAAAAAAGCCTGAGCTTCTTTGTTCGAGGTATTAAACACTCTCTCCGCCCTTGCTGATAGCCTCTCAGCCTCTTGTGGGTCTTCTTGCGACAAACCCTTGATTTTCTTACTGTAAAGAAGTTTATTCTTTTTAAGTTGCCGAACGGGGTTCTCCGATTCAAGTAACGAGGCAGTCCCTTTCTTCGTAACAGATGTTTCGCTAACGCCCTCGTATAATTTCAGCAGTTCCTCTCGCTTGCTTGCAGCCTCCGCTTTTAGTCGTGCTTTCCTGCGAGCTTGATTGATAATCTTCCTGTCCACTGCCAACTCGGACGCTTCTGTTTTTCTGGCTTTTTCTACCACGCCAACCAATTTATCGGCCGCGGCTTTTTGCCTTAAAGACCTTGCTGACTTCGATTTTGATTGAGCATAGAATTGAGAGATTTGTTTTAACCTCTGAAGACGCGATCGCCCAAAAGATTCAGAAGGGACTTGCCGGCAATTTTTAGAGACGTTAATACAGGCGTTGCCACAGTTATAGGATGTTGGCTTTTCGCATTTGGGCTTCTTCATTTCAGAACATCACAACCGATCTAATTGGTTTACTTTATATTGATCTTTCTTTGAGGTACTCCAGAGGTTTTATCTTTAGACTTGCCTTCTGCGTTTAACTTGCTTTTCAATGCTTTGAGTGCTTTGAGTTTGCGAGATGGGGCAGCAGATATCCCGTATTCAAGTTCAAGATTATCAATTTCATCCATATCTATTAGGATTTCATCGTCTGTTTGAGGTTTGTTATCCATGTTTTTATCCTTAAATAGTGCCTATATTTTATCTTATTATATTTTATTCTAGTTTGGTTTTTTTCTCGTATTCCTTGACAAATGCCTTGGCTGATTTTTCTGACAGATGAAAATATTCAAGTTCATATCCATATTTAGCACCTTTTTCAATTCGTTTTTTAAACCCAACTGACTCATAAAACGGCACAGCACTTTCTAATGACTCTAGTTTTATTTTCCCTTTAAATCCTCTTTTTACACTCTCTTGAATAGCATGATATATGATTTGTTTCCCCACTCCTTTTGTATTGGTTATTATATTTGATGGATTAGTACCTAAAAATTCTATATACATAGATTCTTTAGATTTGTCATTTCCCGTAGTAAAGAAGCCTTGAGTTTTTCCAGATTCGTCCTTTAAAAAAAACGCATCTTGTAATCCTGCCTCGACTTCTGTTGCCCAAGCTAGACCCTCCGCCACACCATTTGAGTCATCAACTAAATCTTTTTTTGCCTCCAGAACATCTCGCTCAATCACCTCATTGTCATACTTTATAAGTTTACCATACGGGGACTGCTTTAATGCTTCCCCCGTACTATCAACGTACTTACTGGATTTATTAATCCATTCTTTTGCCGTTTTCTTTATCTCTTTTACGGATGCAATAGAAGGCGTTAATTTACCAACTTTTCGCACTGGGGATTGTTGCTGTTTCTGTTTTTCTAGCTGTTTTTCTAGCTGTTTTTGTTTTTCTAGCTGTTTTTGTTTTTCTAGCTCTTTTTGTCTTTCTAGCTCTTTTTGTCTTTCTAGCTCCTTTTGTTTCTCTGGCTCTCTTTGTTTTTCTCTTACACCCCTGAGTGCAAGAGTAGTCACCTTATATTTTTTGAGAAGTTTAGCCTCCCTCTCCCTCTCTTTGTCAGGATTTAAACTATTTAATTGATCTAAATACAGTTTTTTTAACTTGAGTAACTTATCAATCCGTTCCTCCGAAAGTTCATCGTCAGCATTAGCACTGCAATTTTTATTGATATTGATACAGATACTTCCACAATTGTAGGATGTAGGCTTTACACACTGGGCTTTCTTCCTTTTTACTCCCCCTGTATCAAAACGATAGGCATAACCTGATCGGTAGGAGTAACCTGCCGAGAAGTCTTCCCATGCCTCAACATTCAAACCCGTGCTGTCAATTCGAGCCACGAAGGGTCGAGCCACGAAAGGTTTATAAACAACCGACTTCCTGTTTATCTCAAAACTAAACACACGAGATCTAATGGCGTCCTTAAACCGCCCTGTTATCTTATCGCCGTTACTATCCCCTAAATCAAAATCAAGTACCACCACAGGCGAATTATAGGCAAATGGGAGCGATAACGTTTGAGCGATCGCGAGTTTCATTTGAGCCTCGGAAACCATAGTATTTGGATTAATTTTCACTTCCATAGGAGGTTTGTTGTTCATGTTTTTATCCTTAAATAGTGCCTATATTTTATCTTATTTTAGTTTTTTCTCGTATTCCTTGATAAATGCGTTAGCTGATTCTTCTGATAAGTCAAAATATGAATCACCTTCTTTGTCTATTGTTTCCTTGAAGCCTATTGTTTTGTAAAACGGCACAGCACCTTCTAATGCCTGTAGTTTTATCTTCCCTTTAAGCCCTCTTTTTCTACTCTCTTGAATAGCATGGTACATGATTTCCTTGCCAACTCCTTTTTTCTCGTTTATTACATTACTTGGATTAGAGCCAAGAAATTCTATATACATAGAATCCTTCTTCGATGCTTCTTTCCCTATACAAAAAAATCCTTGCGGTTTTCCAGACCTGTCATTAAGGGATACCACATCAACTTCCTCTGACTTGTCTACATCCTCCCCCTCTCCATAGATTTTCAGCGCTGTAGTAACAATAAAAGATTCAGTGACAATATCTTTTTTCCCTAACACATATTCTTGCTTAGGAAAGGAACCCGGAGGTAATTGTTCAGCTTTTTTTACAAGATTGACAAAATCTATGGCTGTCTTAGCCCATTCACCTCCTATTTTTGCTTGATCTGCCTTGGACATTACAGATGGCTGGAGCTTGGTCTTAGCGGGATTTGTGTTTTTTTCGGGTTCTTCGGCTTCTATTCCTGGTTTTGCTGTAGTTGTTTTGGAGGATTTAGATACTTTTTTCTGATTGATTGATACTTTTTCTTGCAAAGGATCAACCTCTTCAACATCTACATACATAACACCCCCTTCTTCTCTAACGCTTTTAACTTTGTGTTTGGCATTCTTTGGAACAATAACCTCAGACTCTATTTTTCCTAACCAACTTAGGTTAAAAATAGACACACCTGACTTGTTGTTGACCGACTTAATTACAACAGGCACTCTATCTAGATCATCTTCTTCTATATCTGTTGCAAACCCTTTAGCAACTTCAAGTTCAGAACTCCAGGATGCGTGGGCGTTTTGATTGTCTAAAACACCATCTTTATCCCCTTTCAGCCAATCCTCCATCTCTTTTTTGTTGTCAAAAGTTATTCCACGGTAAACCTCCCCTTTGTATGGGGTTAAGTTTTTGATATAATTATCAATAAGTGTCGCTCGTTCATTGACACGTCCTTCTTTTTGATCTTTTCTTATTTCTTCATACCCGCCTCCAGTCCAGTCATTAATAGCCTCAACAGTATCTTGAGCTTCTTTTAATGTTATTTGCTTCCCGTTTTTAGTAGCAAGATTATAATACTCCTGGGCATTTCTGGGCATCCCTTCGTGTGACCCGTCTCCTGTCAAACCTTCTTCTTCTGACCTTGTAGTTTTAATCTGACTCCCGAACGCTATCCCTTTGGTTTTCATGTAAATAGCAACACTGTCTTTTATTTTTTCTAATTGAGCACCGCTAACCCCCGCTTGTTTAGCTGTTTGCTCTAGTTTATAAACAGGAACTCCTGCTTTCTTTGCCAAACCTTCTACTTGGGCAATGGAAAGAGTTTTTGTTTTTTCTGCTACAGGTTTTTCCGTTTTAGATTTAGGAGTTTCTTTGGTTTTGGGTGTTGTTTTTGCATAATCTTTCCCGATTCCCTCTAGCTTTTTAAGCCCATCTTTTATTGTGGGATCATCGGTTTTGCTATTGCAGCTTTTCCTAATGTTAATACAGGCTGCACCACAATTATACGCTGTCGGTTTAACACACTGTGGCTTCTTATTACCTCCTATCCCCGCATCTACCCGATAGGAGTAGCCACTAGAGAATTCCTCCCAGTCATCTACGCTATCCATCCGTCCTGGGGTGTAAGGTTTAAAGGTTACTGACTGCCCTTTGATATTAAATGAAAAAATACGGGGACGGGTTGCATCCTTGAATTTGCCTTCAAACTCCCCTTGATCATTTACCGAAAAATCCAACATCACCACCGGAGCATTATAGGCAAATGGTTGAGACAGAGTTTGGGCGATCGCCAACTTCATCTGTGGCTCGGTTGGCGTGGCATCTTTTCTAGTCGTTGAACTCATGGTTAAATCTCCTATACTTCCTCAGCTTCAACAATAATCCGTCCGTTTTCTTCCTTGACACTTTTAACTCGATGGCGAGTGTCTTTTAGCACCATAACTTCGTCTTCTTCTTTGATCCTGCTCAAATTCCTAATAGACACACCTGATTTATTAATGGTTTTAATGACGACGGGATACCTTTTTTCCTCAATAAAGAAATCGTCCGAAAAATTCTTTGCTGTTTTAAGGCTAGATGACCAAGAGGCGTGAGCACCTTGATTATCTAGCACCCCATCCTTGTCGCCTTTAGTCCAGTTTAAAGCCTCCTCTTTGGTTGCAAAATGAATCCCTCGGTAAACTTCGCCTTCGTATGGGGTTGAGTTCCTGACATAATTAGAAATCCGATTGGCATCCTCGTTTTCTTCCCCTGCTTTTTGATCGACTCGGATGTCAGTGGCATCCCTTGTCCATTTATAGATGGCTGTAGTGGTGGCTGTTGCCTCTTTCTTAGAAATATTTACCCCTGCTTTTTCCAGTGCTTCACGATACTCATCGGGGGTTGAGGGCATGGATTCATGGTCGCCCTTCCCTACTAAATTAAGGTTTTTAGGTTTTTCTTCGGGTTGTTTAACCGCCTTTTCCTCGGATTCTTTTTGGGTTTTAGTTATTTCTGGTGATGGTTCAGGCGTTTTCTTTTCCTTGTTAGGAGAAACTTCTTCTGTCTCAACGATCAAAACACCATCTTCGTACACAACCTTTTTAACCCGATGGCGAGTGTCTTTGATGACCACTACCTCATCTTCCGTATCAAAGGTGCTTAAATTTTTGATAGAGGCACCTGACTTATTAATTGTTTTGATAATGATAGGTTGTGATGTCTCATCGAACGCATTGTCAACAGCAAATTCTCTCGCTTTATCCCAATTAGAAGTCCAAGATGCGTGGGCATTTTGATTGTCCAATATTCCGTCTTTGTCTCCTTTTGCCCACTCCAGTGCTTCTTCTGTTGATTCAAGGGAGATACCTCGGTAGATTTCACCTTTGAATGGCGTTGAACTCTTGACGTAATCAGTGATCCGGTCGGCAACGAGGCTGTATTTCCCTGCTTTTTGAGATTCTCTAATATAAGAGGCATCTTCTGTCCACTCTTTAACGGCTCCGGTAATCTTTATAGCATCGTCATAAGAGATGGGATTACCCGATGCTTTCATTGCTTCAAAGTACCCGTATGCGTCGCCAGGAACGGACTCATGATCCCCCTTCCCTACTAAATTAAGAGGCTTGGGTTCGTTTTCAAGTTCTTTAAGGGTTTCTGTTTGATCTTCACTCTTTACAGCTATTTTAGCAGCTTTCTTCCCTTCTTCAAAGTCAGATTCTTTCCCTTTTTTGCTAGGGGGAATTTCCTTTATTGTTTCTGGAATTTTATCTATTTCTGGTGGTTTTTCTACCTCTTTCTTGGTTTTTGTAGTTGATTTAGGATTGGATTTCTTGGCTTCTTTAGCGTAATCAATACCAGCAGCTTTCAATTTCTCTAAACGATCCTTTGACTGAGCGTCATCGGGGTTTGATTTACAATTATTATTAATATTTATACAGGCTTTCCCGCAATTATATGCGGTGGGTTTAACGCATTGGGGTTTCTTTTTGTCTCCTGCCTTGCCTTTTGCCTTAACTCCTTTAGCTTTAGCATCAAAACGGAAGGAATAGCCTAAAGAAAACTCCTCCCATTGTTCTACTGCATCGCCCGAATCCATCCGTCCTGGGGTGTAAGGTTTGAAGTTAACGGTATTTCCATCTAACTCAAAATCAAACACCCTCGGACGGGCAGAATCCTTAAATCTCCCAGATATTTTACCCGTGTCATCTACCTTAAAGTCCAACACGTCCACTGGGGCGTTATAGGCAAAAGGAAGAGCAAGAGTCTGGGCGATCGCTGCTTGCATTTGTGCTTTTGTTGGGGCTGTTTTAGTCTCTATGCTCATGTTTTTGTTCTTCCTTTTGCTTCAGAATTATCAAGACCTGTATTGCCGCAATTATAGGATGTTAGCTTTTCGCATTTGGGCTTCTTCATTTCAGAACATCACCATTAAGTTTATTGGGTTACTTTTTTGTATTGATTTTTCTTCGAGATAAAGCATAATTAATAGTAGGAATTAACTATGTTTTATTTGGGATTGAGTCGTCGCTTAAATTTCTTCTACTTCGACATATATTGTGCTATCTTTTTTTGTGACATTCTTAACCTTATGTTTTGCACTTTTTGGTACAACAACTTCGGACACCCACTCATAACCCTCTGGGGTAAGGTTTTGAATAGATGCACCCGTTTTATTTATTGCCTTAAGCACAACACGTTGTCCAGCATCACCGGCTCCTCTAAAACCAGCAAATTTTTCGGCAGTCTTGGGATCAGTAGTCCATGAAGCATGGGCACCTTGATTGTCTAATACCCCATCTTTGTCCCCTTTTAGCCAATTCATAGCTTCATCTTCTGAATCAAAATTCATCCCCCTCTGTATCTCTCCCTTGTATGGGGTCGAATTTGCAAGATATTTAGAAATTAAATTTGCTCCTACGTTTGGTCTATTTTCTTTTTGTGATCTTCTAATTGCTTCGGAATTATAAACCCACGATCTGACATATTTAACAGTCGCCTTAGCCTCGCCTTCTGTTATTTCAATTCCTTTCTTCCTGGCCATCTCATAGTATTCTTGTGGGTTTTTAGGTGTACTTTCATGAGTCCCATCACCAATCAAATTTGTTAGCTCAGGCTTCTTGGTCTCTGGTTCAGGTTTTTTAGTTTCTTCCTTTGGTTTAGATGCTTCTTTCTTTGGTTTAGATGCTTCTTTCTCTGGAGATTGAGTGGAACTTGGCGCTGTCGTTTTTTGGGATTTTATGTAGTTAGCAACACCATCTTTTATTTTTGATAATTGAGTGCCACTAACCCCGGCTTTCGTTGCAGCTTCTTCTAGTCTAAGAACACTAACTCCTGCTTTCTTTGCCAAACCTTCTATCTGAGCAATGGAAAGAGTTTTTGCTTTTTCTTTCGTCTGTTTTTCTGCTGGTTTTTTCGTTTCAGCATTAGGATCTGTTTTAGCTGTTTTAGTTACTTCTGATGCCTTGGGTTTTTCTGTTACTTTGGTTGTTTTTGCATAATCCTTCCCTACTTCCTTTAATTTACTAAGCCTCTCCTGTGAATTACTATCTTCTGTGCTGGATTTGCAGCTATTCTTAATATTGATACAGGCTTTCCCACAGTTATAGGCTGTCGGCTTAACGCATTGAGGCTTTTTTTTGCCACCTACTCCCGCATCAACACGGAAGCCATACCCTGCTGAAAATGCCTCCCATTCTTGGACATCTTCCTCTGATTCTAAGCTGTCCATTTTGCCAGGTTTATAAGGCTTATAGGCTACGGACTCCCCATCTAGGGTAAAGGAAAACACCCGTGGACGTGCCGCATCTTTAAATACTCCGGTAATATTGCCATTCTCGGCAACATCAAATTTAAGCACAACAACTGGGGCGTTGTAAACAAAATCCATTGACAAGGTTTGGGCAATAAGTAACCTCATTTGAGCTTCGGTTGGTGCAGTACCTCCGCCACCATCCCCAACTAATACTTCATCTTCGTCAACACGGAACAAAGAACTTGGTTTTGTTTTTAACATGATTTTACCTTTTATAAATAGAAACCTTGTGAGTTGATCACAAGTAAAAACCTTGTGAGTTGATCACAAGTAAAAACCTTGTGAGTTAATCACAAGTAAAAACCTTGTGAGCTAATCTTCTCAACTAACTCCATGTCCCACGTCACGATATTTTTAGTTAGTGAGACTAAGTTACAAACAACTCCATCGGGAGGGTAAAATGTGGTGTCTGCTCCGACAATATAGTCAACCCCCTCACCCTTCAATTGTTCTTCTAAATAACGCCGTGAAATCCCTTTGACGGAATAGGATTTAGTTATTCCCTCCACTGAGCTTAGATTTTCAATCCCTTCCTTACTTGGGAATTGATCTTGAATAACCGGAGATGGGGTAATCTCCAGATACTCGTAATCATTGCCCAATCTTGTGCGAACGACAAGGCTTCGAATATTGGGATTGCCAAATCCCCCCGCGAGAGGGGAGATCCGGTCTCTTAGGGCTATCATTTGCTCAACAAAGGATTGACTCATTTCTTCTCTTTGGGAGTATAAGCAGCCTGTGGGTGGTCTGGCTTGTCTAACTTCTTATTGATTTCCTGTAACTCAACATAAATTGCTGCCATTGCTTGCAGTTCTGGCGAGGCGGGAGCTGCTATTCCAGCAGAAGTAACTCGACCATTATCAACGGTGAAATCAGGGAACTGTACTTTCATAAAACTAAAATAGGGGGAGTGAAGATAGTATTGCGGAGGTGGATATATTGCCTCCCGTAAGTTGTCAAAGACCAATCGTTCTCGGAGCCAGAAGGGGTAGAACTTCCTGGCCCTGATGCGATTCCCGTGACACTAGAGGCAATATCCGCCTGTTGAAACCAATCAATGCTGATTCGATGGGCAGCAATCAACATAATTCCATCCGTTCTCTTGGGATCTGCCCAACCAGCACAGTAATTATTCTCGGCAAAGTTTAAACTGTATTGAATCACAGAAGATTCGACCACAGCGAACTGAGGATAAACCGCTAAAAAATCGGAAGGGAGAACCATTTATTACCCACGGATGTTCATAGTATTGACCGATTTGATATTCTTGACTTGCTCCGCTATTGCCTTAGAAATAGCGGGACGATCTTCTCTTTTCTCGGATCGTTCTAGCCAATCAATATCACTAGAATTGCGAATTAGATCCAGAGCATCTTTTTCAATATAATCAAGGGTTGTTTCAGTAGGAAACTTCCCTTCCTCTAGGGTGGGAGAGATTACTCTGAATGCTCCGCAATTAACAAGTTGCAATCCGAGGGGATGCCGAACAATATAGTCATAGTCCTCGTCGGGAAGTTCCAAATTAGTCCCAGGCAGAATCCAACTCCCCCGTGTTTCCACCGCATCCAACGAGGTTTTTTTGGTTCCCCCACGAGTAATAGGACGGGAGAAACGGATCGGCGAAGTGATAGCCTCCACTGATATTCCATAGGGAATGCGTGGATTATGAGGATTTAGCTTTGGGTCAAAGATGATAGTTTTAGACATTTTTATTCGGGTAATACTACAATGTGCATGGAGAATGGGCGTTTGAGGTCAATTCCCCCAAACTTAAACTTGGCACCACGCCAGAAAGAATCAACACCAATGGGACGAGTATCAGTCCACTTTAATGGTTGATAAATCTTAGCAGAGACTTTTTTGGGATCTCGACGGAAAGCCTGAATAAAGCGGGTAGGAGCCAAACCAATCGACTCTAAATATTCGGGAGCCATCTCGGACACCACACCGACTTCTTTGATGTTGGAGTTGACTTTTAAGAAGTGTTCTAACACTGTGCGATCTAAGGCAGATGTACCAATTTGAATGATATCCGAGGAGAGGTGTTCGTAAGTTTCCGAATCCATTAACAATGTGTCAGGCTTCTCTCGGTTATTGGTCAACCGAGTCGGAGCATTAACACAATCATTTAACACGCTCAGCTTTTGCTGTGATGTTGCAGACCCGTTTAAAGGGAAGGGAGCATAAGACCGCAGGGCTTGGGGGTGATTTAGAAACCCTGGCATCCCTGTTTCTAAATCTCCGTTTGCCACCAACTGATTGATTTTTTGTTGTGCGGCTTCTTGAATTGTCCAGATTTTGTCCTCCTCAATGCTCTCGCCCATTCGACTGACAGCCGCGATATCATCCTCGGAAACGCTATAACCTTGTCCCCATTTATGGATCGGCATCTTCATCTCGCCATAGACCAGTTCCACTTCGGGAAGGTCTGTGGTGTAGTTTCGGATTAATTTGAACTGCCCGACGTGACGGAGCCACCGATATCCCCAGGTTTTTGCCCAGGGCTTGTTTTGGATGTTGAGAGGGCAAATGACTCCAGCAGCGAAAGGATAGTCCGCAAGATCGAACTCCTTATCTACTTGAGCTTCTAAGTCCATCAGGGTGCCAAAGAACGTCCCGATTTCATCAGCATCCAACCTTGTAGTCCCGGAAAAGTTCATCATAGTTTAAGTTCTTTCTATATTAAGGAACATTGAAGCCGATTAAAACGCACACCGCGCCAGTGCTAGTGACCACAGGGGAACATTTGAACTCAGCCTTCGCGGAGATATTAATTGTACCACTTGTCACTTTTGTTGCTTTCCCCTCGTGTCCCGCAGCAACAGAGACGTAGACGGCATCATTGATTGTGATATCCGTCTCGACACATTCAACCCAGATCCCTGACGATTCCCCCGTCCGGTCAACCACGTCCATCACATCCTGATAGGGGTAAGTTGTCCCACTATAGTTTGCACCTTGATAAATCAAAGGTTGCATTTCGATGTCTTTGACGATTCGAGTAATCCCTAGGATTACGTCAGTGGTAGCAGTAGGAAGTCCTGCAACTTTGGGGTCGGTTTCGGTGTTTGCTCTGGCAACAAACCGACCGAATGGTACGGGGAGAGGAATAATCATCGCCGTGGTTACAGTTGCCGTTAAACTAGCACCAGTAACTACCAGGATGTTCTCGATACCATATTCCAGTGCCGTGAACAGCACGTTATTCCCACTAACACTTGCAATCCCCCGTCGCCCAAAAGCAGGGTTTACTCGGATTGCATTCAATAAACCAGCTTGCAGTTCCGCTTGAGTGGCACTAGCATCGGTTGTAAAACGTGCCGTGCCTAGTCCGTTGTTTAACCTGACGGTATATACAGTGCTAGAAGCAGGGGAGGCAGGAATCGCCAGAGTCCAGACCTCTTTAACAGCATTCTTTACAGAAACAAGGGCTTTGACTCTCGGAAAATTAATAGATCCCTCGCCCATGCCAGGAGTCGCCCGATCAAATTGAAGATTGTAGTTGTACCGCATTATCTAGTAACCCCCATGCGTGTTTTTCCTATCGTTAAAGGCTGCTTATAGGCGTGCACCCGTCGTCTTTCCCCTTCGGTGAGTTCATCTCCGTGGGTAGATTGAGCAGGTCTTTTGAGCATCGAATCAAGGCGATGGGAGAACTCCTCTGAGTCTCCATCGTCTCCATCGTCTCTATCTTCTCTATCTTCTTCCTCCTCGTCATCCCCTTCTTCTTTATCACCTGGATCGGTGGGGGAAGAATCGTAATTCTCCTGAACGTAGGCAAAAACCCCGTCTACATAAGAATCGGATCGGAACGTCAAGTCCATATTGGGTTCGATTTCAGCTAACAAAGTGCGTTTGATGTCGCTAGTAGAGAAGCTACTATCAAACCGAGCGTCAGAGAACCCTGGCAACAAACTGTCGGCTTCCTTCCATATCGCCAAAAGATCCCCGACCGAATCACCCCGACAAGCACTCTCATCTTCGTCGTTGCTATCAACACGAGGCTTGGACTTTTTTTTCTTTCTGGAAGTCATAGTTTCTTCTTCCTCTGCAACATCCCATTCTTCCATCATTTCTTCTTCTTCATTGTCCTCCTCTTCCATCATTTCTTCATCTTCGGGAACGGGAGGCATCATTTTCTTTTTGCCTCCATCAACACGGACGTACTGCCCCATGTCATTCCGGTAATAACCTAATTCACCAAGGACATTATCGGCATTGTCTACGATGATCTCTAGGTTATCTAACCGGAACTGGTAATTTTCCCGTGCGGCTTCTAGCTTCCGGTTCTCCCGACTCGTAGTATCAAACCGTGTAACAAGCGAATCGTGGCGTTCCTTTAATTCTTTCAATTCACGGAATCGAGTACCGCTAATGGAAGCGAAAGATTCAGGGATTCCTGAATACTCAACTCCATCGCATCTAACTATTGCCATACGCTGTTCATTATCTCCATTATCATTGGTTTTGTTAGGGTTGCTAGGGTTTTCGATGACTTGCCCTGCGACAGCTTGCCCTGCGACAGCTTGCCCTGCGACAGCTTGCCCTGCGACAGCTTGCCCTGCGACAGCTTGCCCTGCGACAGCTTGCCCTGCGACAGCTTGCCCTGCGACAGCTTGCCC